TCATATTATTGGTGGCGGCTGGTTAAGCTGGATTAGTAAGTATAATATTAGTGATTTATATAATGGCTATGCTGGACTTCCATCTTATAATATTGACGCTATTTAGGTTCAGTTAATTGATGTTTAGGGATATGAAGCATAGTATCGAGTTTCTACAATTAAAAGTAAGAGTTATTACCCTTGGGTTACTGGAATTAATGACTATGCTGGTGTATTTGGAAGACAGATTGATAAAATTTAGATTAAGATTATTAAGAAATGAGGAATCCGCCCTTCGGGGCGGCTTTCTTATAATATTATATTAATGTATTAAATTAAATTATTGAAGTTCTGCTTTCCTTTATCTACTTAAAAATGAGCTATAAAAAGCTTAATTAATTTAAAAGGAGGAGATTTAATGGCAGTTAATACATATGGCTGTTTTACAATAACAGCAGATGCTGATGAAAATATAGTTCCCTTAATTTTTAAATAGTTTAGTGGAAATGTCCCTTAGCAATAGTATTGTAAATTAAAATTTGTTGGATTTGAGACTACAGCAGGCACAAAAATAAAGCTTAATGGTGTTCCTAATTAGGTACCTTCTAATGGGAAATTTATAACTCCTTTTGAAGGCGGCAGCGCAGATATGGTAATAACCTCTTTAAGTTTTGATTCTGGATGCAGTGGTCTTAATATCTGGGCAATAATTTAAGGTGGTGAATTAAATGGGTTTTAATCCTTTCTTAACCTCTAATGGAGGTGGCGGCGGTGGAAGTAGCTACTCCATTTCTAAAATAGTCGATTAGCAAACTGGTTATGTTAGTTATATTTTAACTGGTGACGGTGCGCCTGTTGGAGATACGATTGTATTTGATGGAGATGGAGTCCCAGTAATAGATCCTTCTTATACTGGCTCTGGAACTTAGGAATTAAGTTTAAATGAATGCCTGGATATGATTTATCAAAGAGCAGATGCGTCATATAATTTTACTACTTTTACAGAGTTAAATATTGACACCTATGGAAAAACATTAAAATAGATTACTGACGCTCTACTTGCCAAGAATTTGCCTTAGAATACGATTGTAACTGGATAGATTTACGGCACCGCGGCTCCATTTAATGGAAATGCGGAATGTGAAGTATTAATTAATTAGCCTGCACTTTGGTGGACTTGTAAAAGTTTAAATGTTTCGCCATATAGTTGGAATGCGATTACTGCTTCTTCTACTTGGGGAGATTAGGGTATTGTATTGAATTGGGTTCCAAGTTAGGGTTTTATTCCTAATACAACACAACAGGATGCTATAGATTCTGGTATTACTAGCTCTTTAGTAACTTAGATAGGTACTAATAAATCTGCGATAGATGGGTAGCAAAACGCAACTACCGATACCGTGCCGGGTAATGGGTATGCAATAATCAATGGTATACGCCTCTATGTCAGCTCAACAGCACCTACTGGCGATATTCCTGACGGAAGTATAGGTGTTGGGTGGTGAGATAAAACATGAATTTTAAACGATTCAGTATAAGCGATAATCAGTGGCATGATGTACCGTATTATCAGCACAAAACAGCAACTGACACCCTCACAACTCTCCCTGCTGAGATTATAGCTGATGGTCAGCCTATTGGTGCGAATTTGTTTGATAAAAATAATTTTACATTCGGCACAGACACAACAATAATATATGTGCCGATATACGTAGGCGAAGGCACATTTACGCTATCAACAAATTTTCCTGATAATAATACAAGAGATGTATTTTTCATGGCTGGTAGTGTTTCAAGCGGTGCGTCGTCATCAGGTAATGGTGTTTCTATAACTACACCGCGCACAAGAACGGCGGTTAATGGATATGTTACTGTGGCAACACGTTATAATTCACTGAGAGAAAATCCGGCTAATTATAATTATATGCTCAACATAGGCTCAACCGCTCTCCCATATCAACCATATGCTCCTACAATCATCAAGGGTAATCTTTCACAGTCCGGCACACCTAATCCGTCAAGCCCTATCTATCCGAGTGAATGTGGTGACAAAATGGCGAATCTGTTTGATGTTAATGCAACTGACACTACAAACGGATATGTAGCAAACGGATATATAACATCTACAGGCACTGTGTCAAGTAGCAATTATTATAGTGTATCCGAATATATTTATATATCAGGATTAAGCTATGTTAATGTAAGTGGAATGCGTCCGAGTTCATCTGGCAGTAGTGCTGGTGTAGCGTTTTATGATAATTCTAAAACTCTAATTGAGCCTGATGATAATACATATGGTAATTTGCTATCTAAAAGTTTTACTGTACCTGTAAATGCGGTATATCTACGAATAAGCTATAATAAGAACTATAGTAATACAACATTAGTTAATAACGGTTCAACTGCACTCCCATACGAATCCTACGGCTATAAAATCCCAATTTTATTAGGTGGGGTGACAACGCCCGTTTATTTAGGGCAGGTGCAGTCAACGAGAAGGATTAAGAAGATTGTGTTTGACGGGACGGAGAATTGGTATAAGACATCTGGCAATAGGTATAATTATCAATTATCAAGTATTCCGTTAAGAGATATTGCATGTGTATGCTCACACTATATTGGTACAACTATAACAGCATATTCATCGTTACAGGATGGGCAATGTACAACATCTATTATTGCAAGTGATATCCCACGATTCGCAGTATCAGATGATAATTGTACTGATACAACTATGTTTAAAAATTACCTCGCAGCCAAATACGCTGCTGGTACGCCTGTGACGATCTGGTACGTCCTCACAACCGAAACCACAGGCATAGTAAACGAGCCTATCCGCAAAATTGGAGATTATGCGGACAGCGTATCGGTTATGAGCATTCCAACAATGGCAGGCTCACAGTAGTTTGATGTTGATACTACGCTGAAGCCATCTGAGGTAGATTTGACGTATCATGGATGGCATCCTATTATTGATGTTAAGGAATACCATGTTGATAAATCTATATCTGACTTAGAAAATATGACAATATCACAAATACAGACATATACAATAGCAGAGTTACAAGGAGGTAATTGGATATGAGTACAACATATACTACAAATTATCATTTAGGAAAGCAAGAAGATACAAGTGATAATTTTAATATGTCGGTAATTACTGATAATATGGACACTATTGATAGTGTACTTGATGACAAAGCTGATAAATCCGCTACTTATACAAAAACCGAAGTTGATACCGCTCTTAATGGCAAGGCAGATACAACGGATATACCAACAGTACCAATAACAGTCATTCAGAAGAACGGTACAAATCTTACTCCTGTAAGTGGTACAGTAAATATTACCATTCCAACTTCTGCGGCGGATGTATCAGCTCTCCCTAACACAACTAAATATGCAGCAGCTCTTAGCCTTACAATCAACAGTTCAACTTATGTTATAACAGGTCAACTCAAAGACTAGAATAATGATAACTTAGGTACAGCTCAGACAATTGATTTACCTTTGGAAAGTGTTGTTGTAGGCGGCTCTTATGATAGTCAAACTAAAAAAGTTGTTCTCACATTGCAGAATGGTAATACCATTGAGTTCAGTGTTGCTGACCTTGTATCAGGTTTGCAAACAGAGCTTTCAGCAAGCAACAAGTTAAATCCAGCATTCATTAATTATGATTCTACCCATGCTGCTGTCACAGAAACAGAAAAGACTTCTTGGAGTGGAAAGCAAGATACTACTCTGACAGGATATACCGTAGATACAGCAGAAGCAAGTATAACTGCTTCTTCTACGGTTACAGAAGGTATCGAGCAATTGGATTACCGTTCTGTAAGAGATAAAGCGGCTCTCATTGAGCTTGTGAATAGTGGAGCGAAGAATTTACTTGAAGGTGCAGAACAATCGGTAACAGAGACAAGATTAATATCCTTCAATATTTCAATTCCGCCGGGAAAGTATGTAATATATGTCGGTGAATACTCTAGTACAGATACCGATGATACAAGAGCTCAGGCATATTTCTTTAATAGTAATGGTGATACCATATCTACACGATTTATACAAACCAAAGCAAATGGTATGTATCAGGAAGTGACCATATCTGAACAAACAGACCACTTGAGTATTTATGCATCTGATAATTCTAGTCATTCCACTAGTGATACAATTACGGTCGCAAAGGTTATGGTCTGCACTAAAGCAGCTTGGGACATATCTCCGACCTATGCCCCTTATCGTCCGTCAGAAGACGAACAAAATGCAATAATAGCAACTAAAGTAACTATGGATAATGTGTATGGCACCGGAAAAGTAATACCAGATAATAGTGATTTAGATAATTATAAAACACCAGGCAAATACGGAGTATCATCATCAACCCATGCGGCCACAATTAGCAATATTCCTGAAAGCGGTTCTGGATTTGCTTTGTTAGTTATGGGATTAAATGATGGCATCTCTTATGTTCGCCAAACATTCATAAAAAGCAATCGACCTGGATATTACTATGTCAGACATTATACTAGCAGCACATGGTCAGACTGGTATAAATTTGAAGAAAATACAATTCCTGTTGAGAATAGAGCAGCTCTTATTGACCTTATTGATAATGGTGCAAAGAATCTGCTTACACAGACCGGATTTACTGGAACAGCGCAGGTAGAAATACCCATAAAAATACCTGCTGGAACGTATGTAATATACAGAAGTAATTTGACAACTAATGATACCGATGCTACAAGCTGTCTTTGCAGATTCTACGACGGCAGCGGCGGCACGAACGTGCAGCGTGCAAGTGTTGGACTCGCCCGAGGCGAGGCAAAAAGCACAGTGATAACTGTAAACGGCGATACGACATTTATGAGAATATATGCATCGGACAGCGCGGCACACTCAACAGGTGATACTATATCTGGTACTAACTTCATGGTCTGCACCAAAGCCGCGTGGGACATCTCACAGGCGTATCAGCCGTACCGCCCCACCTATCAGGAGCTCTATGACATGGTGCTTGCTTTGCAGCAGTCGTGACGGGAGGTGGTAAAATAGCATCTAACCTATAAGGCGTGATGTAAGTCACGCCTTTATTATAATACAAACGACCTTAAATATAGATATATTACTGTAGCAAGCTGAGGCTGATACTCATTATTACAATAAATATTACAGATGGTGCATTGCCACAAAAAGAGATAGATCAATATAAGAATAAATTTATTTTAAGAAAATAACTCAAATATTTGACTTTTCTAATAAATTTTGTTATAATATATTCGTAATAAAAAGAAAAGTAAAAATAATTTTGAGAAAATAAGAACTCAAATATTTGACTCTTCTTATAAATTATTCTATAATAAATATAGAAAAAAAATAAATGTTATGATTAAATTAATTTTTTATTAATCATTAATAAAGGTAGAGTTTAAACTTTTACCTCTAATCCTTTTGTTAAAAAAGCAGAATGCTTTATATAATCATACAAATATCCATTTTCCTAACGTGTAATAGGCACGAATTTAATACAGAAAGGAGTCCTAACAATTAAGACATACGATGAAATTCAATATAATCTATTGAAAGAAGTTTTAAACTTTACTGATGAAGAAATTGCAGTTATACTTTCTTCTATTTATTCAAAAACTACAAACGAAGTAAATGATATTATTAATAATAAGAACAATAATTTTGAAATCTTAAATAAAGCAGCGCACCAGATCCTTCAGAAGCGTGTGAGTGATGAAGCAATTTCTAGCGAACAGACAACTGAATTACTTGTGGAATTAATGCTCATTAGACACCTCGCTAAGAAGTAATAAATAAGAAATAAGTATTCTGCTTTTTAAATAATCGCAACTGGCTCAGATGAAGACCCTTCATTCGTCTTGCGATTATTATATAAATATTAAATGGCTATCAGTAATGATAGCCATTTTTTATGCTTTGTTATTCGCCGCAGTAGCAGATTCCGTTTAGTCAAAAGCTAGTATATGTTTAGACAGAATCAGTAGGGCGGCAGCAATTTAAGAAAATGATACCTTAAAATATTAAAGTTCCAATATTATATTCCTACTTAAAAAATAGAAGAAGTCTGAAAAGACTTAAAAGGAGGGATAATGAATGGAAAATATTTTTACGATTTTAGGTCTTGGCACATTAGAATTTATAAGTGCAATGACTTTTTTAACGATTATAATAGTTGAGGTATTAAAGAAAATTATACCAGAGAAATTCCCTACTCGTATTCTTACATTAATAATTGCTGAAATAGTAGCAATAGTAATTCCAATACTTAATCCTAATGTTGATGTGAGCGTTATTTCTGTGATAACAAGCGTTCTTAATGGATTTGTTATTGCCTTTATTAGTATGAATGGATTTGATTCTTTAAAGAAGATATGGGAGAGACTATTCACTATTGAAGATAAAGGTGAGGGAAATGACGGAATTTGATAATTTTAGCGAAGTATTGAAAGTCTTGATTAGCGGCGGTGAGGAAGGCTTCACCGCCGAAAATTTTAGCGCTGCGGCACTAAGAATTGATGAAACTGAGAGCAAATTTTATTAGAAAGATAAAATTGCGAAACATTTCGCAGATGCAATGACGAAAGAAGGTCCGCCAGAGTTTGTGGAGGAAGAAGGTGAGGAATAATGTTTATAATTACAACTTCAACTATTTCAGAACAACTTTCTAATAATTAGATTATAGTAAACGGAGAAGCATATGAGGCTCAGATAAATGATTTAGTTCTTGATTCTGCTGTTTATGAATATAAATGGAATGGAAGTCAGTGGGATTTGATAGGAAATGGTACAAATTCAAGCCCATTTATAGTCCATGATTGGTCAGAGTTTGGAACTGTAAATACAAGCACAAACAAAGGTAAGTATATACGATTTACTGATATCCATGTAGAGAATGGAGATTGGGCTATATCAGGTTCAGGAAGAAGTGCCGGCGATCCTTGCATTGTCAGCACATATCGAGAAATGCTTCATGCCACAGGCGCGGCAAACATACACCTCTGTAAGTGTATCAATAAAGATTTGCCGAATGGCGAGCGGCTGTATCGGTACGACGAAGAGGGTCCTGAAACACACGAAGTAACATCAACATACTGTCGGTACAATCCCTCTCCTTCAACGATTGATTACAATAATATTTCTGATAGCTATAGAGGTTCAATTATCATCTACACGCACGTTGACTTTAACGGCTGGACGATGAGAAATTTCAAGGTACAGTTCTCAGGTATGTCATACACGACAAGCTGCATTTTTACTTGCGGTGAGAATTCATACGCAGGCGCAGAGCTTTACAACGCTTTTATAGTAAATATGCAAGTAAAAATTACTAACAACACGAGGAGTGGTTTGTTTAACGTAAATATCCATGATTGTGCTATGCATATCGAGGTTGAAAATTCATTGCAGACAAACACAAAACTGGCATTCGGCAACAACGCGAATAATGGATTTTCAAAGAACTCGCTTGTGCTGAAAGTGACGGGCGGTCTGCACATAGAGGGCTTTGCATCAGGCACAACAACGTCCTTTAATATAGTCGATTCGTTAATAGAGTTAGATCTTGACTTGATGTGTTACGGCGTTGTAGAGTCGTCAATAAACCTAACAAGGACAACGATAAAAGGTAAGTTCAAGTATACGTCCAAGATCAATCAGGGATACACTCTTTTAGGCTCTTGTGTTGATAGTATTAACGATGTTGAATACGTTTCGTCGGTAACTCCTTACAGCCCATGGGCTAACGGAACGCGGTGCATTTTTAACAAAGACAAAGTTTCGTGGAGCAGATCCGGCTGGACTGGCGTAACGTCAGAAGAACTTCTCGACCCGGCTACATTACAGAGCAAGGGTTTCTCGATAGGAGTTGATAATAATGCCTAACTACGTGTATCACGCAGCAGAGGGCGAGTATCCTATCAACGACCAAGCAATGCCTATATTACAGAATGGCTTTACCGAGCCGCTGCCGACGAATAGATGGCGAATCGACGAAAGCAATGGGAGCTATCCGTATCATATGCTTATGCCGGATATTTTGTATGTTGAGCCTGAACCTCCCCCAGACCCATATACTCCTGAGCCATATGATTGGTTAGGACATTGGTTTGTAAGAAAGAATGATATGAATTTAGCTCGTTCTTCTGTAATGGGATATATATCGGGAAAAGCAGACAAGAGTTTTAAGCCTTATAATTTTAGAGGCTAGGAGAATTGGAATTAGTCCGTTTAGAATTTAATTAAAAAATATTACGAAATGATTGGAGAGGATGAAAGTGGCGGAAGAATTAGATTAGAAAGAGGTGAGGATTAATGGCAACATTCGAAGTTGATAATTGGGCTGACCTTAAAGCCAGAGTCGCAAGTGCGGCGAGCTACGATGTTGTAAAGCTCACTGCTGACATTGATTTGAACGATGGCTACGCAACAGGCGTAACTTCGGGCATAACAGGCTATTGCACGATAGACGGCGACGGACATACTATACGGAACGCAACCTATGTCGGATCAGAATCTCTATTATGCGCATCCTCCTCGGATAGCTATTTGACTATCAGGAATGTGAAATTAGAAAACGTGGACATTCAAACAGAAGAGTCTGATTTTTCAAACAGGGTGAAATTTTATGACAGCGACATTACCATTAAATTAGAGAACGGAACAAGGCTTGATTATACTGGTAATATAGCTTTCATCTCGTGCGGTGTAACCATACGAGGTTATGGCGATGTGATACTTGATGCTGGAAAACTGTGGCAGGACGACGACAATTTCACTATTGAAGGAAGTTTTTTTAAAGTAGAATTAGCCCCTCGTCGGACGTTTATTAGCGGTGAGTTCTCAGTTAATAGCGGTCAGTATTTGACTATACTATATGCTATAAAATCTGTTTTTGTCGCAACGTTCTCCGGTAAAATATGGGGGACGACCACAAGTGCATATAATAAAGGGTGTGCTATAGACAGAGAGGCTGCTCCGGGTAATATTATATATCCTAATGTATTCTTGCAGTGCACAACAGAGCAAATCAAGTCTCCCTCATACTTAGACTCTCAGGGCTTCCCAATAATTCCAATTGTTGTAGGGGGCGACTAATATGGCAGACGAAACAATATGGACAGGCGTTGAAGGCGAATATCCTTCCAACGGTATAGACCCTGCGCCCGATTTTCAGCCGCCTTATCCTGCCGCTATGTGGCGTATTGACGGAGCGCATAACAACGGCTATCCGTGGCACGAGCTGTTAAGAAATGTTCCTTATGATCCACCCCCTCCTGAGCCAGAGAACCCAGAGCGAGCCGATTGGCTATCTCACTGGTTTATACGCTACAATGATATTGGCGCCGCACGTTCATCAGTAATGGGTTATATTTCTCAAAAATCAGATAAAAGCTTTAAGCCTTATAATTTTAAATCAATTCCACATTGGAATACTTCAATTGAAAGCCTAAATCAACAATATAAACGTCTATTAGGTGATGACCCTACAAATGGGTTAATTGAATGGATAATAGAAAACACTTAAAGGAGGTGAACTGCTATGGCTGAAAATGAGTCAAATGTAGGTCAATTCTTTATTAAAGATATAAAAAATGCCGATGCCGGCAATTAGTATAGTAGTTAGCACCTTGATGATACGCCAGAATGGGTAAGACCTTGGATAAATATAGATGGTTAGACCTATAAAGATGTTAGAAGTAAAGACGCGATTATTCCTGTTCTTAATAGCGCTCATTAGGTTTAGTTTACAAATTTTAACACAGAGTTTCTTTCTGCTGATTTTGGCGTGCCGGGACAGCAGTCTGTATCTGGTGATTATATTATTGGTAAGCCAGATATGAATAATAGTGGAATTATTGATATGTCAGATGCAGGTTATTTAGAAGCGATTGCTCTAGGAAAAAGAAAACCAACTAAAGAAGATTTAGATAAACTTAATTTCTATGGCAACGGTCCGGTCGACCCAATGACAGCTTCATATATGGTAATGGATTATTATGCTAAAGCTTCAGTAGAATTAGATCTAGATTGGTTTAATTTTATTAATAGTACGGCAGTTAATAAATATCGAGATAATAAGTGGTTGAAGTATACTAAATAGCATTTACGTTTAATAATGCCAAAATATTTACGTCGTTTTGAGGTTGAGAGTTTAAATAGAAATTTTTGGGTTATTGGATAGACCTTAAGTGGTATTATAGCTTATTTAGCTGGGGATAGCTCAGCATATAAAGTTTTAATCAATGGAATACTTGATGAAATTACTTAGCTATGGGAAAATGAATTGTATCTATGGGTTGCTGCGGCGATAATAACTCAATAGCCTAAATATGAGAACATTAGAATTATTCATTGTTATATTGATGACACTAAAGAAACACCTTTTTTAAAGTATGATAATTTTGATAGTCCAGGGATTAATTAGAATTAGTTAAAGGAAAAGCTATCTCATTATAAAGATGAGTTTCCTAATGATAATTTAGTTATAGTGCCTGAGCTTCGTTCTATTAATTATAAACATAACTATTATGCGAAAAGTTATTTTCCTTATATATATTATTATAATAGGAATACCGGAATTGAAACTGTCAAAGCACTTATAACAGGCGGATAGCAAAATGTTGCTGTTGATTTAACAAAGTAGGATTGGAATATTGGTGGAATTAATATTGATGAAGAAACTAATAGATATAATTTTGTTAAAGACTGGACATATCCTCAAAGCGAACCTTATTATGCTTTGGTTCGATGCTCTGTGGCCGCCGAGGCAAACTTTAATGCAAGTGGAGATATTAGATTATCCTCTTTAAATATTATTTATACAGATATAACTCCTAATTTAATGGAGGCAAGTTTTTCATCGAATACAAGAACATATAGTTTTATACAAGAAGAAGATGGATATATAGATTTATCGTTAACAGAAACTTCTGATGATTATATTGATTTATCTTCGGTATCAATAACTAAAGGCTTTTACCAAGGAGAAGTTTTAAGCTATATTAAGCCACCAGCAATAGAATTTAAGATTGTTAAGATAGGCGATTTTTATCCTTTAGCTTATATTAATGAGACTCAATTAGATGTCCCTACTAAATCTTTTACCAAAATCACAATGGAAAAGAGCGATGGACTAGAAGTTTATGATACATAGACTTATGGTATCGGTGCATATACAATGAAGACTACTGGCGGCACAGCATGGTAGCTTCCTGTTGATAAAACCTTACGTTTTGTTGACTATTATAAGTATTCAATTGGTGATACTAATTTTGCTATAAAAGGATATGATATAACCTACCAAGATCTTGATGAGTTGAGTGTTAATTATATCGTTTACTTAAAGAAAAAGGGATAGTTAGGTAATATTCGTCAAGATGGTATCTATGCGACTAAATTTGGAACAACTTATTGGAATGGTGATGATGGCTCTCAATGGTCAAGTGGTATTGTTCATGCTCTGGTATATTATAGTGGAAAGACATAGACAGCAAAGGTAATCGCTCCAGTTAGAATGTTTGATGGGTATTGGACTAGAAATACAGATGTATTTCATAGCAGAGGCTCTTAGTGGAGACGATTATATCTTGGTTGTAATTTCTATGTTAAAAATAATACCTTTACTATGAATAATGGCTAGTTAATTTGGTATGACCATTGGAATGATATTGATAGCGGTCTTGGACATAGCTATCCTAGACCTAATATGAAAATGGAATTGAATGGTAATAATTTAGTCTTCAGTGAACCAGTTAACTCATGGACTGATGAAACGAATATGGCTATTAGAGTTAAATATCAAACTGATGATAGAATTTTTAATGTTAGTAGCACTACAAAAGTTATTGGTCATTAGAATGGTGATTACGATAATAGTGGTCCGATTACTTTCACTGGTGATTATCATAATGTGGACTTCACTGGTCCAGAAGGACGCGGCACAGAAGACTTTATAATAGATTGAGAAAAGGAGGGAGACAATGGAACCTACTACTACTTTTTAGAATAGTAATTTAACATCTAGATTAGAATACTCTGAAGATGACATGAAGAATGTTTGGAGTGTTTTATTACATGAGATGGAAACTAATTACTATAAGTCTGGCGATTAGCCAGCTCTCTTCTCCTTTTTTGCTCAACATATAGATTTTAATGATGATACGGAAGAGGAAAAGGGAAGTTTTTCTTATTTTTTAGAAGATTTAATTTAGAATTATTAGGAAAATGATTGGGATAAGGCGCCGGCCCAGCATTGGAATGAAACCTGGGCCGCGGCACTTGACAATTTTATTAAGGGAGTCTATTATATTATTGCTGATAATGATAACAATATTGAGGATATAGATTATGAGGATAGCGGAGAACTTTATTTAACAGAAGACGGTGATATTATTAATGTTAAAGATATAAGAGGTGGTTTAGGCACTTCTGGAGTTCCTTTCAGATATAAAGATGTAAGATATGCAGACGCAGGAGCAAATTTTGTAATTTCTATTTCTGAAAAAGTTGAGATTAAGGAATATGGAACTTGTTATAAGTTAATCGCTCCTTGGGTAATACCTTGGTATAATATAAATGGAGATTCTTATGCTACTGTTCGTGGTGTTGATAAGTGCATTGCCGCCTTATCAAGTTCTGATGAATTAGATTTCACTATTAAAGCACAAGATATGGACAAAGACAAGATTCGTTTGATATTACCTCGTAATACTCGCAATGTTGAAGTTGAAGACTTAAATAGAAACTTCTGGGTTATTGCACAAACAGTGTCAGCGATGTCTGCATATTTATTTGATGAGGATGGCCCAATACCGAAATCTTTTAAGGATTTGATTGGCGCATTAACAGATATATGGGAAAACGTAGAATATCTTTGGACCGCCGTGGCGGCGTTGGGATAGAAGCCTTATATTACTGATATTAAAACTTTAGTAATTCCAATAAATGTTAGTGAATTATAGCCTTATATTAAATATGATAATTTCGATGGATTTAATAATATTGAAATACAGTATTTTGATGGACTTCACGAAGGAGAAGTAAGATAGATTTGCGAACAAAAGCTGTCTTATTTATTAGATTCTTATGAGGATTGTCATTTAGTGGTATTGCCAGAAATTAGACTTAATAATTATGAAAAGAATTATTATTCAAAAGTTTACTATCCTGGCATTATGAAGTTGGATAGAAACATATCTCCACTAACTTGGGCGTGGGATTTTGTAGATGCTGATAATATTATGTTCTATAATTTAGATTTAACTACAGAAACAGTTGATAAAGATTTTGTTTATGTACTAAGAGAGAGTAGTGAAGAAACTTATGGATATTTCGCGCCGGCAGCCAATCCCCCATAGGAAGATATTGACCATAGATATTATGAGTTATTAAGACCGAGCTATGAAATTATTAGTACCTATGAAAATGATTAGATTGATTTAACTTCTTCGTTAATAGAATTCTATGATGTAGCCAAAGAATTGGTAACTGGAATTAAAACAAAAGTGTGGTCAAATGGTACCTGGGAAACAATTGAAGCGTCTGTTGGCGGCACAATAGAGGAAATTCCTATTGAGAAAGGATATTATTAGGGAGAGCTTCTTAGCTGTCCTATTAGCTCTACTGCATTAGAGTGGGATATTGGCTCTACTAGTTATAACTTAAGGCCATATAATAATCAATTTGATAATCTGGATAAGAATCGTACTCAACGTGTTTCAATAGAAGTTTTATAGGAAATCTTGATTGTAAGATATGGAGCTGGTGACCCCGATATTAATTTACCAAAAATTGAAGATAATGCCTTCCACTTATTTACTGGCTCTCATTTATATGCTGCAGATCCCTTAGATTAGCCTGCTGAAAATCATGTGGAGCACCTATATTATGACATTACTTAGCAGGATGGATTTGATAGATACCGTAAATATTGCTTATTTGCTGATAGTATAGACTGCGGCGCTATAATGCATAATCCTAAAAGTGGAGAAGATGAATTATATAAAGAGTATTGGACTTATACAAATTATGTTGCCTATGGAGCTAATCTTCTTCGTTCAAAGAAAGTTGAAATTTTCTTAAAGAAAGGCTCATACAAGGTTGAAGCAGATAATTGGCTAATTAAGGTTAGTGAAGTAATGAGTTCCTCTATTCATTCTAAAGATTCTGCGGAATGGGTTAATCTTCCAACTGATTGGGAACCTTATTCTTACGAATATGATACCACTTTTGATGATAGAGCAACCAATGAAAGAATTTTTATTTCATACTTTATGCCGAATAGTAGATACGCAATGAAGTCATTAGAAAGGACAGTTTTGTCTGCATCTGAAATTGGCGCTTTTCCAAATGAGTGGACTTATGTTAATATACCACCTAATATGGATGATTATACTTTAATAACCAATTCAGTATAGCGTGGTGGTGTTTGGCTGGCTTAGAGCGGTGCAACATATGCAGATTATGAAAAATATCCTAATAGAGGATTTTAAGGGGTGAGTTAAATGACAGATAATATAATGGAAGCTTTAGCATAGTATACAGGTCAAATAGAGGATTTAGCTAAAGAATTAAATTTAACTCCTTCTGATATCGGTAGATTATGGTATAAGCTTCTTTAGGAATTGAAGGAAGGAAATATTAGTGGAGTAGATACAGACCCAGATAGTATGTTAGCTTGGATTAAAGAGAAGTCTAACTTTAAAACGGTCTGGGAAGACACAGATACTGGTGCTCCAAGCGTAATTTATAATTATGTGTCTAATCAGAATAATAATTTTTGGAATCCCTCACTTATCGCGGCGATAAATTATTTTACTGACTAGATTGATCATTTGACTTGGTTAACTCCAGAACAATTAGCTATTCTTGAAGATGCAAATGCAGGACGGAGTTTTGCCTGGGGAGAAATGCATGATATGCACTTATGGGTTTCTCCTGATGGAACTGGATATAATAATGCCAGAGAACATCTCTCAAATTTATCTGAAGTCGATGATAAAACATCAGATGCTTTAAAAAAATATCTTAATATGCAATATACTCACACTTAGTATATTCCCGATAGGCCCGGGGCCCCAGCGCCAGCAGACGATCTTGGCGCCGGGAAACTCCTTCGTTTGTTGATGCCTATGAATAGTCATCATGTTGAGATTGAAGACCTAGATAGAAATTTCTGGGTTATATCTTTAGTAATTCAAGAATTATAGAAATCTTTATGGAATAATGATAAAATTCCAAAAATGCTATAGAAGCTTTTTGATGAAACGACTCAGCTTTGGGAAAATATTGCTTATCTCTGGATGACTCTCGCTGCGGCGACTGTTCGTAAGAATGACGGATTTGTGATTGAAGTAATCCCACTTCCTAATAATGAATATTAGAGTTATCGAAAGTTTGACAATTTTGACAGTGAAAATGATATAATTCCTTCTGCAAGAAAAGTGTTGGAGAGAATTGACTATTTAAAGTATAAATATAGTGAATAGAATTTAATAGTTATCCCTGTTATTAGAGATAATAATTATTAGAGAAATTGGTATTCAAGAGAGTATTATCCTTATTTATTCTATAGAAATCCATAGCAAGGAGACTGGAAATATTTTGAACTAAAAGTTCAATCAGGTAATGTATTTTTGCCCCTTGGCTTTATTCTTGATAATATTACCAATGAGGTTAAATTATTTGATTTTGAGGATAAAATTGCCGCGGTGCGAGAAGACAAGGTTGAATACAAGTATTGCTCTCCTTTTAATAAAGTTGAGAATTATGAATCTGATGGTGAGAGATTTTATGGATTAATTAGAATAGTTCCCGAAGTTGATGTGGAATTTCGTAGAGGGGAATTTTATTTTAATAAAATAGAGTTTAAGGTTTTTGATGCCGCGGCAAGTATATTGAATGAAAGACAGATTTTGTCCGTTTATGTGGAAGGTATAAATGCTAATCGAGATACTCTTAATTTCCATTATAACTGGATTGAAGATTCTATTGAAGATTAGGATATTATTACTATCAGAGATGATTAGAAAAAGTATTATATGGGTGAAGTAGTTAGTTATTATAAGAAATCTGCAAAGCCAACTTTTACAGATGCAGAATTTAAGATAGTTAAAATAGGAGATTTCTTACCAGAGGCCTATGCTGGGCGCCCTGATTATTTCGATTATATAACTAATGAGACTGGAGATGCTAATAATCATTATGATACCGCCACATACGGCATTGGAGCGATGAAGAATATTGTCCAATTTGATGATACTTATGTTGGTTATCATTTACTCTTTATCAATTATTGTTGGTATGATTATATTAAAAATACAGAGATGACTGAGGAAGTACCAAGAGCTGATTAGTTTAGAGAGGGGTACGACGTTACTCCTGAATTTTTAGCAAAGATTTCAATTAATAGAGTTGAAAATTTAGTAAAGATTGGATAGCTTCCTAATAAAGATGGCGTTTATGCTACTAAAATTGGAATTAGTTATTGGACTGGTCAAGACGGTATCCAGTGGTCTAGCGGCCTTGTTTGTAATTTAATTTACTATTGTGCTGCCGACCAAAAAGCTTATGATATGGGATTCGTTGGAATGCTTGATGGTTATTGGACTAACAATGGCGAAGTATTTACAACTTATCCTCCAATTGGTGGTAATAGATGGCGTAGACTCGCCCTAAAGGCAGATAAAATTACTATTAAGGACGTAGAGGGAAAGAAAACTTATTCTATGTCTGGCGGCAGACTTGTATGGTATGACCATAATAAAGAAGTTTATAGCCCTTATGTAATAGAACAAGAGTGGGTTAGACCACGTACTGAAATGGGACTAATTGGAAACGAAGAAATAAGCTTATCTTTCTATAATCCTATTAATCCATTGGGCAGTAATCTTAAAATGTATCCATATATTGAAAAGCCAAGTGGACATATCTTTAAATCAGATGAAAAATATTTAATGGTTAATCAATAGTATGGCGTATTGCCTTGGGTTAGCGGAAGTTATGATGAAAATGAAATGTATTTAAATACAGCAACAAATCTTGAGTCTTATATTACAACTTTAAGACCAACTGAATAAAATAAGGAAAAAGAAGTCTTTACTTGACTTCTTTTTCTTTTTATCTTATAATTAAGATATTAGATGTAAAATAGAGAAAAAATACTTATATGTGGAAAATAATTGCCGGAGGTGGAAAGGAATGGCAATGGGAGACCATAATGTTCATAATGATGACTTAACTTGGGCAGAATATACCGAGTTAGTTGAAGAATATGGAGAAGATTTTTTAAATGAATATAAAGATGTAATTTTTTTTATTACAGATGTTAGCGGTAGTGATATAATAAATGCATTAATTAATAGGGTCGCGGCGCTACAAAGCAAATATGATAGATTAGTTGCTGCATATAAACAAGATCATCCGGAATTTGATGAGGAGGGAGATTGATGGGAATTATATTTAGAAATGGAATTCCTTATGGCGAAGCTGGTGGAGTAGGTAAGCTCGTTCCAGAAGGAACCGAATATGTAATAGATAATGTAACTTATACTGTTGGAACTAATGCTGAAATTTTTAATGTTGATACTGATGAAACTAATAAAGCAATTGGAGATTATTCTCATGCAGAAGGTCGTAATACAGTAGCTAGAGGACATAACTCTCACGCAGAAGGTGCGGGAACAACGGCAATTGGAGCAAACAGTCATGCGGAAGGAGAGAGTACAACTGCCACCTACCATGTTTCTCATGCTGAAGGTTATAATACAGAAGCTTCAGGAATTGCTTCTCATGCCGAAGGTTATGGTACAGTCGCTTCTGGATCATAGTCTCATGCAGAAGGCTATGGTACAGTTGCTTCTGGGTCGTATTCTCATGCAGAAGGTGTTTCAACGACAGCATCTGCCCAGTCTTCTCATGCTGAAGGTCAAGGTACGACAGCATCTAAGGAAGCAAGCCATGCCGAAGGAGTTGGTTCTGAAGCATCTGGAAAATACAGTCATGCAGAAGGATATGCAACTGTAGCCTCTGGAGAAAGCTCTCATGCAGAAGGTGGCTCTGATATTTATGGTCCGTAGCGTAGGACTACAGCGAGTGGTAAGTTTTCTCATGCAGAGGGATATAAAACTTATGCTCAAGGAAATTATTCCCATGCAGAAGGCGGTGAAATTTATGACTCAAGTGCATAGGAATATGTACGTACAATAGCCTCTGGAAATTATTCTCACGCAGAAGGCGCCGGAACAACAGCTTCCGATCAAGGTTCTCATGCAGAAGGCGTTGTGACAGAAGCTTCAGGAGAAGCAAGTCATGCAGAAGGTTCATTTACGATAGCTTCTGGAGACTATTCTCATACAGAAGGCGAATTAACATAGGCAACTCAAGCTGGCGCTCATGCAGAAGGATATAGCACACAAGCTACAGCATTTTTTGCTCATGCAGAAGGAGATTAGACAATTGCATCTGGACAATTTTCTCATGCAGAAGGAACAAGCACCCAAGCTACTGCTGCTGGCTCTCATGCGGAAGGATATTCTTCTTAGGCAACACAAACTGGAGCCCACGCAGAAGGAAACAGTACCATTGCATCGGGTATTAATTCCCATGCGCAGGGTGAGGGTACTATTGCCGCCGCGCCAGTGCAAATGGCAATTGGACGATATAATATTAGTAATAATGAACTAAGACCAGGCACCAATGCTCCAACATATTATTTAATTATTGGTAATGGTGCAGATGGCTCAAACCGTTCAGATGCTTTCAAAATAGATTATGAAGGAAAAATCTATACAGGCAATAATACTTATGGCGTAGATGTTTCAAAATGTTTTGCAAATGGTAACTCTAAAATTATTATTACCGATACTCAAATTACAATAGATAATGTTCAATATGATCCTGGAGTAACTTTTGTTGTTGGTAATGATAGTGTCAATTTCACAATTGCTGAATTATAGGCAATTAAAAGTGGCGGTGGGTCACTTCCTGATGCATCAACAGAATAGTTCTAAGGAGGTGAGTAAATGGGTACTTTATATCAAATAGATGGAGACTATTTAACAGATATTGCCAATGCAATTAGAGATAAAGGTGGCGCATCTGGTTCAATGTATGTTTCAAATATGGCGAGCAATATTCGTTCAATTTCTGGTGGTGGCGGAACAGATTAGTTATTCAAAGGTTTAACAGAAGGAACTCTTTCTGTTATTAGTGATAGTTTTTGCAGTAAAATTAAACATTACTTATTTTATTAGGATTCTAATATCGCCAATATTAGTTTTTAGAATGTAAGTAAAATAGGAAATTCTGCCTTTTATTAGTGCAGTAATCTCACTAAAGGATAGTTTGATAATTTAAGCACAATAGCTTCATATGCTTTTACTTCCTGTACTTCTTTATCAATTTTTTCTGCTCCAAGTGTTAGTTATATTGGAATATCTGCTTTTGCAAATTGTATTTCTTTAGAAAGTGCCATTTTTAATAATGCACATCAGCTCTAGGAGGGGGCCTTCTAGAATTGCACTTCCCTTAAAGTAGCGGAGCTTTCTTCTGTTTCAATTGTTGAATCATCAGCTTTTTAGGGGTGTGCTTCATTAAGCTCAGTTAATATTCAGGGTGCAACTGTAATTTCAGCTTCTGCTTTTCAAGGTTGTAGCTCTTTAACGTCATTAAATATTCCTAATTGTAATAGTATTTATGTGGGTGCATTTTCGGGCTGTAATATTTCTACTTTATCTGCTCCACAGTTGCAAACTATTTCATCAAATGCATTTCGACTCAATCCTTTAACGAGTTTAAGTTTACCAGAAGCAACAACAATTAATGACTATGCTTTTTATGATTGTTCTAATTTGAGCGAAGTTAGTTTGCCTAAATTATCTACTACATCTACAGCGACTTTTGCAAACTGTAGTAGTTTAACAACAGCATATCTTCCGAGTATTAGTACATTAGGTACAAGAACTTTTGAAAGTTGTAGTTTATTATCAGATATTAATGTAGGAACAAGCGGTACTTTAATCATTTGGTCATCTTGTTTTAAGGGATGTTCTAGTATGACTAGTTTTAATTTTGATAAAGTTACTACTATTTATGATTCCGCTTTTCTTGGCTGTTCATTATTAAGTGAAGTGATTGCTCCTAATCTTTATACCTTAACTACCTCTGCATTTTATGAATGTACTTCACTGTTAAAAATAAGTGCAAACCGTTCAGACTTTAAGACTTTAGGAAATAGCGCTTTATGTGGTTGTACTGCATTAGAAGAGGTTTCATTACCGACAATTGTGACCGTTTCTGCTTGGGCATTTGCCTCTTGTACTTCCTTAAAAGAAATAGACCTTCCAGCGGCGATATCATTGGGTTCTAATGTTTTCAAAGATTGTAGCGCTTTATCAAAAGCAAGTTTTGGAATGCTAAGTGGTACGCTAGGCAATGCACTCTTTTCTGGCTGTACAGCCCTTATGGAAATTTATATGTTGAACCCATCTAAATCAGTCACTTATAAAGCAAGTGCTTTTTCTGGTACGCCAATTGTCACTGACCCAAATGCTAAAATTTATGTACATCCAAGTATGTATAATTCATATCTAACTTATACAGGTTGGAGTAGCTTATCATCTAAAATTTTATCTTATACGCCATAAGGAGGAATAATATCTTATGAAATTAGAAATTTTAATACCACATTATAAGGAATCTTTTGATATATTAAAACCTATGTTAGATAGTTTGGCTATTCAATAGAATGTTGATTTTTCTGAATTAAGAGTTATTATTGCTGAAGATGCAAATAGTGAACCTATTACATTAGAGAGTAAATACCCTTTTGAAATAAAAATTGTCTTTGCTGAAAAGCCCGGTGTGAGTGCGGCGAGAAATACCGCACTTGACGCCGCGACAGCAGACTATGTAATGTTTTGTGACGCTGATGATATGTTTTATAATGCTTGTGGATTGTGGATAATTTTTAGAGAAATTGATAATGGAGGCTTTGACAGCTTAACTTCAGTTTTTGTCGAAGAGACTCGTATTCCAGAGACTGGAGAAGTATTTTATTTAAATCATGATACTGACTCAACTTTTGTTCATGGTAAGGTGCATCGTAGAGACTATTTAATTAAAAATAATATTCGTTGGAATGAAGAGTTGAAAATTCACGAAGATAGCTTTTTTAATATTCAATGTCAAGAATTATCTAATAATGTAAAATATTGTCCAACGCCATTCTATCTTTGGAAGTGGAGAGATGATTCTGTGTGTCGTCATGACCCCAAGTATGTCTTAAAAACATACAAAGATTTAATCAAGTCAAATAATGCTCTAATTGATGAATTTATAAAAAGAGGATTCTTGAATAAGGCGGCAGCTTTTACAGCATTTATGATATTCGATGGTTATTACACTATGAATAAACCAGAATGGATTAATCAAGAAAATAAAACATACAGAGATATGACTGAGCAGGAATTTTCTCGTTATTATAAAAAGAGAAAAGACTTGTGGAATAATCTTACTGTACAAGACAAAATGATTATCAGCAATCAGGTTAGAACAAGAAGCGTTTTAGAAGGAATGATGATGGAAGCCACAACAATTGATAATTGGCTAATTCATATTGAATCCTTAACATAAATAAAAGAGGTTGAGAGAGATGTCAACAAAGAATTTTGTTTATTCATTATTTAAAGATATAGACAGAGCCGACCCAAAAGAAGTTCCAAGCTGGCAAGTTGCATAGGGAGAATCTAGAGATGTTGAAATTACTTTTTAGTTTTTTCCAGCAAATATTACTACGGCGAGAACTGGATATTAGTTTAATGTTAAATTAACTAATAGTAAGAAATAGGCGTTAGAATCTTAGGGCATCCAAGTATTACAAGATGAGGATAGTTCTATTGTCACCTATAATCTTAATTACAATCCTGATCATATTGAAGTTCAATCTGCGCCGATGTCTTATATCTATAATAAAATATATTTTGTTAATAATAACAATGCTGATATTAATGATTTTATTAATATTGGACAGCTTCAAAATCTGAATCAATTATTAATTAATATCAGCTCATTAGAAAAGATTGCAAATAAAATAGATAATGCAATATAGGAAAGTCAATCTTAATGATTGACTTTTTTCTTTCTTTGTGATATAATATTTATAATAATGAAGTTGGAGGAGAGGTTTTGTGAAATTTAATGAAAGATAGAAGAAAGTTATATACGCAGAAGAACCAAAAATTCTTTGTCTCGCCGCGGCAGCATCAGGAAAAACAGCTACCCTAACTGAGCGAATACGTGTCCTTCTTGAAGAACGAGGCGTTGCGCCTAAAGATATCGTTGCAATTACTTTTACTAATATGGCGGCGGAAGAAATGAGACAAAGAATTGGTAATGCGGCAATCGGTAGTTTTATTGGAACAGTTCATTCTTATGGCAATAAAATATGTGGAATTGCCAATATCGACACTTAGAGATATCTTGATACTTATGAATTTGATGAAATATTAAAGAAAGCGGTTCAAGTTTCAAGTGCTAAATATCCTAAAATTAAGCACCTTTTAATTGATGAGTGTCAAGACTTAAGCCCTTTAGAATATCAATTCTTAAATAAGATACCCACTGAAAATATTTTTTATGTAGGTGATAATAGACAGGCGATATATGGTTTTAGAGGTTGTACGGATGAGTTCTTAAATAATATGTGGAAAGATGAAGCATATAAGAAATATTATTTAACTGAAAACTATCGTAATGCTCCTAATATAGTTCGTTTTGCTGAAAGTCTTTTAGACTCTTTAACAAAGTTAAGTCCGGCTTCTACACCAATTAAAACTAAAATTGGTATATTGGAAGGTAAAGAAGACCGCTTTCCTTTTACTGAAGCGCTTGAAGAATTAGAGCTCTCATAGAATTGGGGGTCTTGGTTCGTATTAACTAGAACTAATAATGAGCTGGCGGCGGCGCAACAAATCTTAGATCAAAGAAAAATACCAAACGTAACCTTTAAAAAAGGAGATCTGGATATAGAAGATTTAGCTGTATTAATGAAGACAAATAGAGTTAAGGTTTTAACCATCCATTCTGCAAAAGGTCTCGAAAATAAGAATGTAATTGTAACTGGTGCTCGTCTATATAGTGAAGAAGAACGAAAAATTGCTTATGTCGCCGCGACTAGAGCACAAAATGCTCTTTACTGGTGTCCAGCAATTGCTCCGAGAACAAAGAAAGGAAATCGTAGATTACCAGATTCAACTGAAACTGGGCGTATTTTTGATAAAACTGCTATGGGGATGGTGAGCTTTGAGGACTAAATTATTATATAAAGGCCCCGATTACAATGTGGACATAGTACTTCCTTTACATCATTTGTTATTAGAAGGAAAAACACCTTAGTTTACTTTAAGCGAAGGTGAAAAAGTTATTCTATTAAGCATTGTTCACTCAGAATTAAAAAAGAATGGGCTAAAGAAAAATCAAAATACTAAATATTTAGGAACAGTTCCAATAATAGAACCTAGAACTGCAATTGGTCTTTCGCCGCCTTTTAATATTTTTGAATTGGCAGTTAATTGGTTGGCAACTTATGATGAACTTAGCCCAGAGGAAGACTATAATTCTATATTAACAGAAATTAAAGAACTATATTCTGATATGGAAAATATTGAAGGAATAGTATATACCGCAATTTTTCATAATCCAATACGAGGAGTCAAGGGATATTGCGCTTATATTACAGAAAAAGAAATATTGGTTCTTTTCTGGGGATTTGATGATTTAATTGAAAGAGATATTTCAGTATGAATTTTTTATAATTGAGATAAAGAATTTATACTTAAATATATGACTGTACAATCAGTCAAGATGCGTGTTCCCCTCATAGTCCGAAAGGATGAAAAGGAGGAATTAAAATGAATTTTAGATTAAAGACAAGTATTAAGATTGCGGCGGCAGTCCTTGCGTCTGTCGCTGCTTTTTGTTTAATGACTCCAATGGAGTGTCATTAGACATCAGTTAATGCAAAAGCATATGGACCGGATGTTCTTGTTATCACAGAAATGCCTACAACCACTCTCGCAACAACAACAACAGTAATAACAGGAACAACTTCTACAATCATAGATACAACAACTTAGACTACAAGTTTATCAACAACCTCAACTTTAATAGTTGAAACAACTACTATTGAAAATGAGACAGAGGCTGTAGTAGAACTTGCTGAAACTACTATGGCGGCAACAGAATCAGCAGAATCAATTGAAATAGAACAAGTAGAAAGTATTAAGGAATATGTGGTATTTAAACCAAGTACGCATTATATTCATAGATCAACTTGTCATTGGGTAAATGATGAATGTTATGAGATAGAAGATACAAATAATATTGAGTGTAGAAGATGTAATGAATGTAAACCAAATTTAGATATTATAACTTATTATAATGACCCAACTCCTGTAGTTGCGAGTGATACAGGATTATCTGACTATGATAAGCGGCTTTTAGCTGAGATAACTTGCCATGAATATGGCTCAGATTGGGTATCAACAGCAGAGAAAGCTAAGATTGTAGCAGGTGTCATGAATAGGGTTAATAGCTCCATCTGGCCTAATACTGTATATGATGTATTAATGCAAGACGGATAGTTCCATGGAAGCTGGGATGGCGGTTATGGTTACTGGCCTGGATGCATAGAACCAAATGCTGATAGCTGGGCAGCAGTAGATTATTATTTTGCACACACTAGCGAATTTGGCAGTTGGACTTCATGGTGGGGAGATGGGGTTTATAATCATTTCTATTAATACCCATTAGAAAAGATATGTGATTGACTTGGCAACTCAATTGCGTAAGCAAGATAAGTAAAAAGCAAAAACAGAAAATATCGAAATGGGAACACGCAAACGAAAGGAGTAGTCATTAGGCTACTCTTTTTTATTTGACTTTTTATAAAATATATGTTAAAATATTAATATAAAAAAAATAGGAGGTATTCTCAAATGATTTTTAGAAATATAACAAATGGAGCTTTAAATAAGTTGAAGGGAGAAGAGGCAGATATTGGTTATATCATTATTACACTTATACTTGCCATATTATTCGCTTTTGGCTGCGATTGTATAAGTTGGTGGATAGGAATGAAATTATGGAATTATTTACTTCCAGCGGTTTTTGATCTCAATTGTCCTATTACTTTTTGGCAATTTGCAGGCTTAGATATTTTATTATCATTACTTATTCCGCATTCTTCATCAGTTAATTATGAAAAGGAGAGATGATATTAATGGAACTATATGTTTGTGCAGATGCAAATTTTAGCGCAGAAGATACTCCTTATAATGAATATGTAATTAAGAAATGGAATAATGCGGTTAAAGATAACGATATTGTTCTTGTTTTAGGAAAATTTGTAGAGAATTTTTAGACATTAAAAGATGTAGTTCCTAAGTTAAATGGTAGAATCGAATTTATTGACTGGAATGAAGAGCATATATTGGGAGATATTTCTAAAGAAGACCTGCTTGCCGTGGGAGTGAAAGATTTAATTTATGGCAATGGTTGGGTAAAAGGAGAAATTGATGGTGCCGCGGCGGATGTAATTATAGGAATCAATAAAAAGGGAATTAAAAATAGAGAGAACAGATTTTATTTTGCTGCTCCAGAATCTCTTACTGGAATTAAAGAGCGATATAAGAATAAGATATTAAATTTAAGTATTGAGTATTGGGGATATGCCCCTCTCGTTTATAATCAAATACCGAATTTAATTGATAATTGTATTCTTTTTGAAAAAATGGAGAATCAAGAAATTGACTTAAATAGTTAAGGAGGAATTAATAATGAGTGAAAAGCGGTACAGATATGTAATCAAAGATGATAATGAAAAAGTGCTTGCTTTAATGGATAATATGGAAAATGTGTTAATTTTCTTAGAAGCATTAAATGACAAATATTATGATGAAGAAATATTAAGTTATACCATAGAGAGAACTGCATTTGAGGGGGAAGAATAAAATGGGTGTTATTATAACAACAGATACAACAGATATTCCGATTACTATGATAGGTGAGTATGCCGGAGAATGCTGGGGTGCAGATACTAAGGACCATGAGAAAAATTACAAACGAGGACTCGATTGTATTAAGTGTAATCACGGTAGAGCATTAGAGTTCCCACAGATCTATATGAAGATAAGTGGTTACTCTGCTCGGGTGATCAGGGAGGTTTATACCCATATAGGCGGAGCGCCAACTCGACTTCAAGCTTCAACTCGCTATATTGATTATAATAATTTTGAATATATAACTCCACCAAGTTTAAACGGAGCAGCGCTTGAACTTTACCAGAAAACTATGAAAAATATTGCTGACGCGGCGCAGGAACTTGAAAGCACATATGGAGTAAAGAGAGAAGATGCTGCTATGCTACTACCGCTTGGTATGGAGTCAACAGTAGTTGTCAGAACCAATCTTAGAAATCTGGTTGATATGTCTCATCAGAGACTATGCACGAGAGCTTACTGGGAATTTAGGAAGCTCTTTAGGGAAATAATGGAAGCACTTGCTTTTTACTCAGACGAGTGGAAAACTATTGTTGAAGAGTTAGAACTTTTCCGCCCTAAGTGCAAGGTTCTTGGCTATTGCCCTGAGCGTTATAGCTGTGGTGCATATCCTATTAAAGCAGAATCTCAGAGAGATGAATATCTCAATACAATGGATATTTATAGAAAAGAGGTAGAAGATTTAAAAGATTGGATTGACGTCCGAAATTTAAAAGAAACCTCTTATGAGGAGTGATATAAATGACAATAACAATTAATCCTCTTATTATTATTCTCTTAGTTATTGTTTGCATAATTATTGGAGCTGTCACATACTTTTGTTGTGACGCGCTTTCAGTTTCTTCTCTCCGTAAAAAAATTCATTTTAATGAGGAATAGAAGAAGATAAAAGAAGGACTTATTGAAAAGAAGAATGTCGCCGAGAAAGAAATGACGGAAGAAATTAAGCAAGCCATTTCTAAAAAGCGATAGGAACTATCTCAATTAGATAGAGATTATGAGCAAAAGTTCCATTAGTATCAACGCGACACAATGGAGCTCGATTCTCGATACAATCAAACTCGTGAAGCTTATGAGCAAATGGATCGAGAGGCTGAGATATAGCGTCAGAAAGAAAATGCAGAAATTATTGCCGCTGCGGCACAAGAAAGAGAATAGCGTATTGCCGCAATTAATGCTCAATATGAAAAAGAGAAGGATGAAGCAAAAGTAAATTTTTAGACATTCAGCGACGAAATAAATTTGAAAAAGGCGGCGTTGACTGAAGAAATTAAAGCCTTTGAACACAGACAGGCGGCGATAATTGAGCAATTTAAAAAAGATGAAGAAGTTAGAAAACAGAGAGATTTTTATCACATTACTATTAATTCAGCATATAAAAGTGATATTGCTAAATTAAAACAAATGGCGCCTGGCTTCTCTCGTCCAGAATTATTCTATAAACTTTTGTATGATACTTATTATAAACCGCCAATTGAAGAGCTTTTTAAAAGAGTTTTAGGAGATAACAAAGATAAAGGCGGCATTTATAAGATAACTAATATTAACAATGAAAAAGTTTATATTGGTAAAAGTGTTAAATTTATAGACCGCTGGCGTACCCATGCTAAGCGCGGCTGTAATATTGAAAGAATAAGTGGTCAAATTTATGAAGCAATGTTTGATGAAGGATTGGAAAACTTTTCCTTTGAAATAGTTGAGATTTGTAGTAAAGACCAACAAACAGAACGAGAAAAATATTGGATTGAATTTTATAAGTCAAATCAATGGGGATATAATATAAGAAATGGTTAATAATTAAATATTTGACTTTCTCCTTTTATTATGATATAATAAAAATATCAAAAATGAAAGGAGATTTTTATGTTCTTTTTGATTTTGGGGATAGGCGTTTTCGTATTTTCTAAAGTTTTTTTAAATGAAATTATGGATGATATATTTAAAGGAGGAAAACAATGAGAGTTAGATTATATTTAGATGGCTTTGAAGCTACAAAGAGTTTTTGCAAGACTCTTAATATGAATAATTTTAATGGCAAAGCAGAGCTGGTAAGTGGAGACGGCAGGTATCGTATTGACGCCAAGAGCTTTCTTGGATGTTTAATGGCACATACAGAATGGAGCGGCGATATCTGGCTCGAAACTGATGAAGATATTTATTCTTTGGTTGAACCTTGGATAAATATAGAAAATGGAGACGGCAATTTTATTCACGAATAAGGAGATTTATAATGAGCAGACTTTTTGTTACTGGCGATACTCATGGCGGTCTTGATATGTCAAAATTAAGCACTTATAAATTTAATTGCGCCGGCTTAACTAAAGATGATATTCTCGTTATTATGGGAGACGTTGGGCTTATTTGGGCAGACTCTGCTACTGAGCGTTTTTGGCAAAAGTGGCTGAATGATAAGCCTTGGACAACTTTTTGTGTCCTTGGAAACCATGAGAATTATGATAGGATAGAAGAACTTCCCACTACTGTCTTTGGTGGACAGGAATGTTGGAAGGTTAATGATTCTATTTACTATGCAAAGACCGGTTTAATATACGAGCTTTGTGGTAAGAAATGTCTTGTTATAAATGGTGCGGATTCAACTGACGTTTTTATTAATGGTAAGCGTCAGAGAAGTCCTCATATCTCTTGGTGGGAGCAGGAAAGAATAACCCCGGAACAGGCGCAATTTGCAATTGATAACGTAAAAAAGATTGGCGGCACGGTAGATTTTATTTTCTCACATACCGGTGGAATCGAGGTATGTAATTTTTTTGGTTACAAACCTTGGCCTTCAGATATTGAATTACAAAAAGTGCTTGATACAACCATTTATCAGGCGCATTATTGTGGTCATTATCATACAGATAGAATAACGCCGACTTGCAGGATACTATATCAAGATATAAAATTAATAGCAGATAGTGAAAAGGAGAGTATTTTTTGATGAAAAAGATTTTAGGTATAATATTTGGAATAATGCTTTGTGCCGCGACACTAACATCTTGTAATAAGGCAATCATTGATTTTCAACAGACATATGATAAAGCAATTGTTACAATGGGTGGACGAGTTATTGTTATTGACATAGATAAATGGACAGATTATGATGGAGAGCAGCTTCAAATTTGGACTAAGGGCGGCGACATTTTACTTGTAAGTTCATTTGATTGCATTTTTATCAAAGAAGATGATGATGCAGAATACATATACAATGCTTTTGAAGCCATAAATATAGATGATTTAAAAAGTTATAAAAATGACAAAGATTTTGAATGATGAGATCTATCTCAATTTTATTGAGACTCCAAAGGAAGAAAATACTTTTAATTAAGAAGTAAAAGAATAAGTTTTATAAAAAGTCAGAGCAAAAAAGCTTTGACTTTTTTTATTTTTTATGATATAATTATATTATAAAAAGGAAAGGAGAGTTTAGAATGTCTGGAACGAATAGGGTTTTAGCTGAGCAAGCTCTTGCATCGAGATTTAATTTAATGATAACAACAGTTAACTCTCTTGGTGAGGAAAGGGAGCATTCGGTAAAAATGAAAAAGAAAGAGTTTTTTAAGCAAACCGAAGGAATAGAGTTAAGAGTTAAATTAGTAGAAGATTATCCTGCAGGCGAAATGGAAGAGGATTGGCTTTATATAGCAAGAAGTGGAAAATCTGCGTGGCTTAAAGAAAGAGAGGGCGAATAATGGCAAATAGAATAACAGAAGAGCAGAAAGAGCTTATTAATGAGCTTTATGCAAAATTAGGCGTGAAAAAGCGTGTAGCTGAAATTGTTGGTTGCTCTCCATCAACTGTTACGAAATACATAATCGAAGGTTATGTGCCAAAAGCTAATAGAATTAAAATAGTATTTGAAGGAGCTCCGACGGGATGTGATGAATTAATCAAAGATTTCAGTAAGATTGGGGTTGATATTTTTTCGTTAAGTGATAAAGAGAGGACTGACTTGGAAGCCTTAAGAAAGGAGATCTTTTAAGATGAACTCAATTTATTGCGATAGCACAGTAATAAAGATTACTGATAATCTTTATGATATGGGCGAGTGGACAGGGGATTTTGATGACGATTATGATGGCTATTGGTATGATATTGAAGCTATACGTCAAACAATCTGTGATGAGTGTGGACGTTGGATTGAACTTACGTCATCATTTGATTTTTGTTGGATGAGCACAACATTATGTATTACATATAATCATTGTCATTATAAGTATTTAATTCAAAAGAAAAGATTCGAGCAACTTTCTCCACACGATATTTTAAGAATAATTCGAGATTGGGTCAAAAGAACAACTGAGAAGCCAAAAACTAAGTCGCCACTCGGAAAACTTCGTCCAGTTCCAACTTGCGTAAACTGCGGCGGCAAGATTAATTTGGAAACTTTAGTGTGTAATTTTTGTAAAACTGAGTATTATTTTGAAGGAGAGTAATATGGAAAAAGCTTTTACTGTTCGTGAGGATAATGAGTTAAAAAATTGGATAATTGGTCTTACGGAAAACTTTTTTGAGAAGTATCCTGATTTTATTTTAAATCAATCTTATGGGCTTCTTGCCGCTCGCTTAATAGGTTTTTCTTATCCTGATTATCTGCGTTATTGTGCTGTTAATGGGGCTACATTAAAGGGCAGAGAAGGTTTCCCACATCCAACCTTTAAGGATAAGAAAGATGCCGAGAAGATTTGTAATTTAATAAACAAAGAGTGGGATAGATTTTATCAGTCCTGCTTTAAATAACTGATAGCCGCGGTTCTATAATTTTCAGCGCCGCGGCACAACATATATATGGGGGTGTCGTTAATGTGCTATGTATTATTTATTGGATTTTATGACTGGATATCTGCTGAATTTTACGCCGTATATGCTGATGAATAGTTGGCATATAACGACGGAGAAAAACTAAAGAAGTCTAAAAATTGTAATTATTATTATGTATCTAGGCAGCCATTGATTAGAGATACAGACTTCTGAAATTACATTATAATGAAGCAGAATTTTCTGCTATTCTTATTAAGGAGGGAAAAACAATGACTTATAATTCAAGACCAATGAATGGTATTAAAGAGTCCTTCTTCGGTCCTGCAGCATATCGTGAAGCTGAATATCAGCAAAGTATAAAGCCACAACCTGCTCAGTCATTAGCAGTTGGTGATAGTAAGGATACTCCAACTATTGAAGGATATGAGAAGACAATCCATCCTCAACCAAATGTTAAAAATGAGTTAATGGGTGCTGCGGCAGTATCATAGGCTTAGGCATTTTAGACTTGGGCATCAGACACAGAGAAGTCAGAACGCGGTGACGGAAAACCAATTACTGTAATTGCAACTGAAGGTTCAATAGAAGTTTATGATATTTTAACTTCTGTTTATCAAACTGATGTTACAATTGACGGTTACAAGATTTCTGGTACATTAAACTATCTTGATGAAGGAACTCCGGTTCAATGGTATCATTTAAATTATTTCTTAGTATTAGATTTTGATGATAGCGAGATTCCAGAAGGTGCGACTGATGTCGTTATTAAAGTTGGACTTAATCCAACTGCAGGTACTGGACTTGTTCCACTTGATGAAGATATGAGATGTCTTTTCGCTATTACTAATACTAAACAAAGAGTTGTAGTAGAAACTACTTATACCTTTGAGGAAGAAACCGTTACTAAGTATTAGTCATTTGAACTTAGCGGTATTACTCTTGCCCCGGCAGAGAACAACTAATATTTTAAAAGTCAAAGGCATAAAAACCTTTGACTTTTTCTTTCTTTTATGATATAATTTTTATATTAAAGGTGATGAAATGAATTTAGTTTTAATACTTTCAATTTTAGGATTTATCTTTAGTATCGGTGGTAATGTGTTAATAATACTAAAAAAGAGAAGTGGCTGGCTTGCTTGGATAGTTGGAAATTTTCTTTGGATTGCTGTTAATTTAATCACTGAACCAAATTATCCAATGATATTAATGTATATTGTCTATTTTATAATTAATGTTTGTGGATTTGTAAAGTGGAAAGGAGATAAAGTATGACGAGATTTATAATGGCAGTTGGTCTTCCTGGTAGTGGAAAGTCTACAGTTTACCAAAATTCATTTTCTGATTGCGAATATGTATCTTCTGATGCAATTCGTGAAGAAGTTTTTGGTGATGTAAATGACCAGTCTCATAATGCGGAAGTATTTGAGATTATGATGAAGAGGACAAGAGAATATTTGAAGAATGGCAGAGATATCTTTTATGATGCTACAAATCTCTCTGCAAAGAGAAGAATTAGTTTCTTAAAGGAAATTAGCCATTTTGAGAATGTGGTAAAATTTTGCGCTCTTGTTGTACCACCTATCGAAATTGTGAAGGAACAGAATGCTAAGAGAGACCGCAAGGTTCCTGAGTATGTTATTAATCGTATGTTTAAGAGCTTCGATATGCCACATAAGTCAGAGGGGTGGGATGATATTATTATTTTTAATAACAAGGAAAATTATGCTCTTTTATCAAAAATGATTTATGATGCTTGCTCTATTCCTCATGATAACCCTCATCATTCGGCTTCTATTGGCGATCATATGCGTTTAGCTAATGATTATATGAAGAAAATTGTTCTTAATAACGGTTTGAAGTATAGTGCGGACGAAATGCTTTACCTTGGTGCTGCGTCCATGGCTCATGATATTGGTAAGCCTTATTGTAAGGTTTGGCATAATGCAAAGGGAGAGCCATCTGAAGTCGCTCATTATTATAATCATGAGAACGTAGGTGCATATATATTTATCTCTCATTCTATGGGCAAAGAAGATGATATTTATGCCGCCAATTTAATAGCTCATCATATGGATTATTGGAAAGGCGAAAAGTATATCGAGAAAATTCGCTCTCGTTTTGGTGAAAAGTTTATGAAGGATTTGGATTTACTTCATGAAGCCGACCTTGCTGCACATTAAAATCTTAGATTTCCAATAAGAAAAACCTACCTAATATAAGAGGAGTATCTATGGTACTCTAATTTATACGGTGAGGTGAAATAGAATGCCAAACGTAGATTTAGTACATAATAGCGATATGTCTATTTACCAGAACTGCGGCAAGAAGGATTGTAAGTGTGATAATGGTATGTATTGGGGACCTCCTTGTCCTCCTTTCCCACCTTGTCCACCTCCAGATTATCCATATCCCCCTTGCCCTCCTTTCCCACCTCCTTTCCCACCTCCGCCATTCCCGCCCGAGCCAGAGCCCGAGCCAAAGAAGAATAGCAAAGAGGCTGAGATTTGTAAGCTCTCAAAGAAAGCTGCTATGATTAATAGAATGCTTGATAATCTTGAGACAAAGAAGAAGGATGTTATTATTAAAGTTGGAGACACAAGTTTTAACTTTGGTAATATTGATGCGGAAATCACGGATTGGGCAGATGGAAGCTATGCTGCAACAGTTAAGACTATACTTGAACATCAGCGTACTCTTATTCAGGCTAAGATTAAGGAACTTGCTGATGAACTTGACGATGAAGTTGAGAATGCCGGCGGCATTGAAGACATAGTTACTGGTTAAGAGAAGAGAAGAGAGAGGGGACGCCCCTCTCTTTTCTTTTATTTGAGTTTTTAATTCCTATAATAGATTGAAAATTTGACTTTTTTTTGAAATTATGCTATAATATTTATAGTAAAGTTAAGGAGGGCAATTAAAATGAATGAAGGTATAAATAAAACAATTTCATAGCTTAATAGAAAACCCCAGCCTTGGGATATTGTAAAAGCAAAGATACTAATGAGTGTAACAATGCTTGAAAAAATTGAAGATGAGGATGGCAATTCATCACTTAAAGTTATCGGTAATAAACTTTTTAAGATGAGTGGTAAAGAATTTCGAGTAAGCCTTGAGCAAGACAGACTTTCTGGCATTAAACATACTATAGAGATAGTTAATGAAAAGCCAAAGCAGTTCCAAATAAACGGTATTTATATTCTTGCTGATGGAAAGAAAGCTTGGGCATATGCAGAGAAAAAGAATGATTAAAAATTTGACTTTTTTCTAAAAATATTCTATAATATTTATAGACTTTGAAAAGGAGTGATTGTAATGGACGAGAAATTTGAAATAATTTGTGAAGAGTGTTCTCAGCCTTTTGAATCAACAGATGAAGAAGCAACTCTTTGCCCTGATTGTTGGTATAAACTTATTAGTTTAGAGGGTGAAGGTAAGGGTGAGTAATGGAGATAATTACATCTTATTTTTATTAGATAAGATTTTTTACTCCTAATATTATTCCATTGAGTACGGCAGCCTTTGACCCAGCTTGGTATCATACCAATGGAGACTATAAATCGACTTACATTGATAAGAATGGAGTTCTTATAGGTTGCCGAGCAGAACCATTTGTGCCAGATTTTCAAAGTATGGCTGAATGTGGTGGCAAGACCTGTAAAGCAGACCCGCATAGTTGTGCATTTCTGCGCGATTATTATTTACAACTCAAGTGTCTTGATTATAAAGAAATAATGGAGAGATTTGAGAGCATTGGTCATCGAGTAAAAAACTTCTTACAATTTAAAGAAGACCCTATTGCCGCTTTAATCGTTTATGAAAAGCCAGAACAGTTATGTTCAGAAAGACGTATCATACAGAAATGGTTTAACGACCACGGTTATGAGATAAAAGAATTCTCAAAAATTTGACTTTTTTCTGATTTTATGTTATAATATTTATAGTGATTGAGAAAATCAGTCACAAATTTATTTCCTCATCGTCTAATGGTAGGACGCTTGCCTTTGAAGCAAAGAATAGGGGTTCGACTCCCTTTGGGGAAACCAAATTCATAATGGTCTGGCATAGCCATTCTTGAAACTATGCCCCTTTCCTTTCTTAATGGGTTTATCGTCTAATGGTAGGACTTGCGGCTCATAACCGTAGTATGTAGGTTCGACTCCTGCTAGACCCACCATTGGTGAGGTGGCAGAGCTGGCTGAATGCGACACCCTGCTAAGGTGTTGACCGCCGTTAAGGTGGTCCGAGGGTTCGAATCCCTCCCTCGCCGCCAAAGGCTTTTCAGCAAATGAATTTACAAGTTCAAATCTTGTCGCCCCAACCAATTATACTGGGGCGAGTTTCCCACGGTTTTGGGAAGAGTCTTGCTTTAATTTTAATTAAAAGAGGTGAATACTAATGAAGAAGTTTATGATAGCTTGTCTTATGGCAGTTGCTATGGTAATAGCTTGCGTTTCTTGCGATTCTGGTAAGGATAGCTCAAACATCGAGACCACTACTGAAGTAACAACTGTTGAAGAGACAACTTAGGAGACAGATGCAACTGAAGCTTCCACAGAGGCTTCCACAGAAGTTACAACTGAGACCGAAACTACTTCTGAAGATACAGAAACAACAACAGCAGAGACTGATGCCGCTACTGTATCAACAGAAGCTTCTACTACTGTTGCTGAATAAGTAATAGTGAAGAGTCAAAATTTTGACTTTTAATAAATATTGTGATATAATATTTATAGTAAAGACACTTCAGCTACCCAAATTATAATAAATCGCCAATTTATGATTTTGATTGAATCAAAAGTGTCTTGGAGAATATTACGGTGTTGAGAAGTGGCTTAACTCGCCAGTCTCTAAAACTGGTATCCCTATAGCGATATAGGCCGAGGGTTCGAATCCCTCCACCGTAACCAGTATAAAAGGAGGAAGAATGAGTAATTCTTATTTATGTGGTATTTATAAGATAACTAATACAAGAAATAATTTATCTTATATCGGATAGTCCAATAATATTGAAAGACGTTGGCAAGAACATCAGCGTCCAAGTAGGTTAAAAAATCCTACTAATCAATTATATTAGGCTATTAAAACTTATGGGATAGAAAATTTTTCTTTTGAAATTGTAGAACTTTGTAAAAAAGAAGAACTAAATGATAGAGAAAAATATTGGATTAATTATTTTAATACTATAGAAAATGGATACAATATGTCGAGAATAGATAATTTATAGCATAAGTTATCTATAGAACAAGTCCAACAAATATAGGATAGTATTATTCATTCTTCTCTTAGTTTTAGTGATTTAGCAAAACAATATCAAGTTAGCCATACATGGATTTCTTTAGTAAATTCAGGAAAAATGTGGTACAATGAAAATTTATCTTATCCGTTAAGGCAACCAGTTAAAAAAGAAGAGAAAATAAAAATTGAAAAATCATATGTCAAACCAAATCGAGAAGAGTTAAAAACTTTAATTCGTAATAAAACTTTTGTCGATATAGGTAAATAGTATGGAATATCAGATAATGCCATTAGAAAATGGTGTGATACTTATAATCTTCCTCGTTCTAAAAGAAAAATAAATCAATATTCTGACGAAGAATGGCAATTAGTTTAAAAGGAGGGTTCTGTTCAATGAAATATTCAATTTTAATATTGGTATGTGTAAATATACTTCTTTGGAAGTTAATTGATGTTATGCCAGATATCATCACCGCAATCCATAATCGCAAATCTCATAAGTGGACAGACTCCTATTTCAAAGACGATAACAATTAAAAATTTGACTTATTTTATTAAATATGATATAATAGTATTATACTTAAAGATAAGTCAATAATGCAGCATTGGTGTAACGGTAACATTCCTGCCTTCCAAGCAGGCGTTGCGAGTTCGAGTCTCGTATGCTGCTCCAGTACCTTTTAGGTACAAATTGCAGCGCTGCTGGTTGCGGCGATCTGTCAAGGAAAAGACGTTAAAACCCAACGTGGAAGTTATAAAACTCCCAAAGCTCGACAAGGTAGGGCGTTATAAATCCTTGACAGTTTCGAGAGTTTATAGAGTAGCTCTGGGCGTCTGTATCAAGCCTCAAAAATCTTAGAGTAGGGGAACCATCACTAACTACTCGACCGTGTGATGGCGGGTACAATTTAAATCCATGTGTTGGTTGGCATGGCAACGGTTACGTACATTACCGTGAGTACGGTAGGTATACAAGTCCATTCGGGGAAGCTCCGATAAAATTTGTAACATCTACTGCTGAAGATGTAAAAGGTTAAAATTTCCAAGTTTATAGCAGTCAATAAGACGACCTAAATTTGGTGGTTAAGCGGCGCGTTTACTGCGTTAGTGTGGGAACCCTGACAATTCGTTTTATGCGGCGAATTAAAATAATGGAGAAAGATGTACTCCTGCCGTTTCGCTTGGCGGCGTAATAATTGACAAGAATTATTGGGTTGAAATTCCCTTTAATAACTGGCGATGGAGGGGTTCGAGTACCCTGTCTCCTGTGTGCAGGAGATGTGGCCGGCACCCAAGTTATTAAAAAATACCGTTGATTAAGTCTACCTTCACGTGGTAACGGTGCTTACGAAATGACTTAACAAATAAAAATTTGACATTTTTCAGAAAATATGTTATAATTTTTATAGAAAATCAAACAAGAGATATTATGGCGCGGTGGTATAATGGTAGAATAAATGGCTCATTACCATTTGATGCAGGTTCGACTCCTGCCTGCGCAACCAATTTAAGATGTGTCAGCAACTTTTTCTTTCAAATTTTTAACGCCGCCATTTTAAATCCTCTCGGCGTTATGGTGTAATCTGGTAGCACACTCGCTTGTTAAGCGAGAGGTAAGGTTCAAATCCTCATGAGGGGTAAAAGCACATCTTGATGAATGGGGTAGTGGCGAAGCTGGCTGAAACGCATCAGACTTAAAATCTGATACCCAAGTGGTAAACATCGTGGGTTCGACTCCCACCTACCCCACCAGATATGTGTGCGACCACATTAAGCGGTCTGTGGTGCCGCGGCACACATAATCACCACTTTAAGACAGTTCAGCAATCTTTTTTAATGAAAAAGCATTTGACATTTAATCAAAAGTAGCTATTGAATAACTGTCTTGTTATCGGGGATTACGCCAATTTGGTAGACGGCTGCGCTTGGGACGCAGAGGCTGTGGGTTCGAATCCCGCATCTCCGACCAATGACAGTTCTATACTGTCACCGTTTTTCATAATATACCTCCAAAATATTATGAGCTGCCCTATGGTCACGACATAGGGCATAACGATAAAATAGGGTAAATACCGATTTTATCGACCAATATTATAAGCAAAGGAGAGATAAACCGTGGAAGCCGAGAAGATATTCACTCGTGGCAATGCGGACAGAACTAAGGTTACTTATTCAGAAATGATTAAAACTATTGCTGATTATATTAGAATTAATCCTGATGCAGAGTATGATATAACTGTAGGAACTGATTCGCAGAACCATAAGATGACAAGAATGGTAGAGGTTGTCGCCGTCTGCCGTGTCGGCGATGGCGGTATATTTTTCTTCCGTAGAGAAGATATTCCTAAGATAAAAGTTCTAAAGGAAAAGATTATCGAAGAAACTAATCGTTCTATTGAAAACGCAACTGGTTTTATTGATGCTCTTCAGGAAGAGCTTCTTGAGGATAACATTGACCTCGATATAATGTTTGATGAGGACAGACTTGCTTTTGCCGTTCACGCCGACATTGGTCGCCGCGGCAAGACAAAGGAACTTATCAAGGAGATATGTGCTTGGATTGAAGCTTCAGGCTTCGAAGCACGTATCAAGCCAGATAGCTATGCGGCATCTGGTGTAGCTAATATGCTATCTAAGTAAATAAAATGCCGCCCATCTCGGGGCGTGCCCCTTCTCCATGGTAGCCCTCTTGTGTGGGAGTAAATCACGATGTGACTGTGGATATAGTACGAGGTTCGATGTACAAGCAAGGGTTCCTTTAAAAATAAGGTGGCAGTTAATCTGCAACGGTGTGGATATAGAAAGACTACCCATTGTGCTGCCTTATCATAGATAAAGAGGATTTATCCTCCACCTGCTGTGCGGGGTCGCAGTAATGCGATAACTCATCTACCACGTGTAGAAGGAGTTCCTTATTTCGTCGCTAAGGCGGCGAAGTATGTCGGAGATTGGCGGAATTGGTAGACGCGTATGCCTTAGGAGCATATGTTAATTCGTAAGGGTTCGAGTCCCTTATCTCCGACCATCGGGTTTCGGATATGGGTTAGGGCACAAGAGGTTACGCGAACCTTAAGGCCTTTACTCCGAAGAAAAAACCTCGAAAGAGGAACTGCAAGTACTTGACTCCGATAAGCATACCCGAACCAAATTAAAGACTCTTCAGCAATTCTTTCTATCCGAAATAGTCAAGTGGTTTAGACAATTCCCCTAAAAGGAATAAACCTCGGTTCAAATCCGAGTTTTGGAACATTAGAAAAGAGAGTCTTGATAATCTCGGTTTAACTCAGCGGCGAGAGTGTCTCCCTTACAAGGAGAAAGTCATAGGTTCGAGTCCTATAACCGAGACCAAGTAGGAATAGTTATGTTCAGTGCTATTGTCTACAGCTAACTCCACTGTGTGGAGGCAGATTTGGTTTTATTTAACCCTGCCGACTTGGGTTAAAGTCGGAATTGATGTAGTAAGTAGCTTAATGGTCGAGCACGCGGTTGTGGCCCGCGGGGATGTGAGTTCAAATCTCACCTTACTGCCCAAATCGGGACGTGACGGAACTGGCATACGTGCCTGATTGCAAATTGTTAAAGTATGCCTAATTATTATCTACATTATAAATGAGGTGATAATAATGAGTAATTTAAGAAAGTACACAAAAGAATGGTTAGAAGAACTCTGCCGTGAAAGTTATTCTTATGCAGAAGTATTAAGAAAAGCAGGTAGAGTTTAGGGCGGTGGAAGTCAATAGACTCTTAAAAATAAAATAGCAGAATGGGATATAGATATTTCTCATTTTAAAGGACAAGGGTGGGCTAAAGGAGCAACAGCAAAAACAAATGATGCCTTAGCAAGAATGGCAAGAAAAAATAGCAAACTTACTAATGAAGAAATTTTTTGTGAAAACTCTTTAGCTGCCAGATGCTCTGTTCGACAACATATTATAAGAGACAATTTATTAGAATATAAATGTGCTTTCTGTGGAAATACTGGAGAGTGGTTAGGAAAAGAAATTGCTCTTTAGTTGGACCATATTAATGGAATTGGAAATGACCATCGTTTAGAAAATTTACGTTGGCTATGCCCTAATTGTCATGCTACTACTGAAACATTTGCAGGGAAAAATAATCGAAATAAATAATGGGGATATACCAGAATTGGCATATGGACTCGGCTCAAACCCGAGGCTCTGTGGGTTCGACTCCCACTGTCCCTACCATTATTTATCGGGTGCTCTTTTGAGCTTGTGGGTTCGAATCCCGCCGTCCCGACCAGCCCATTATAAGACAGTCCAGCGATTTTTTTCAAATGTGTTCTGGAAAAACATAGGGTGTAGGTTCAAATCCTACTGCGCTTGGGCAGCGTATAGTTCAATGGTAGAACTCTTTTATACTGTCTTGATTATGCTGTGGTAGCTCCAATGGTAGAGCGGAGGCCTGAAGAGCCTCGCGTTGGGAGTTCGAATCTCCCCTGCAGCACCAATAAGATACGTCAGCAAACCAAATATTTGCGTTGTGGAGCACGTACAGTGTAGGTGCAAATCCTACCTCCCTGACCATTATGTGGTAGTATCACAATGGTAATGAGTATGAGAAAAGACTTGAGTTCGTGACAGAATGATGATAGTTGAAGGTATCATATGCGTTAGAGGTTCAATTCCTCTCTATCACACCATTATCGGGGAGTAGCCCAAGTTAGCAGAGGCGCGTTATAATCGTATCTTGATAATGCAAGGGTGCCGAAGTGGACATAACGGCGTAGACTTGAAATCTTCTGTGGTGTTAAAGCCCCGTGGGTTCGAATCCCACCCCTTGCGCCAATTTAAATAGGAGTGATAAAATGAAGTAGTGTAAAACTTGTGGAAAAGTTCTTGCTTATGACAATAAAACTGGTTATTGTCAATAGCATTTAATAGAGGCTCGTAGACAAGAAAAAATTAAGACTTGGCTTGAAACAGGTAGTGTAGGTATGACTGTTAATACAACAATAAGAGGAGTTATAAGAGACTACATTCTTGAAGATTAGCAGCATAAATGTGCTATCTGTGGTATTGAAGACAAGTGGAATAATTAGGAACTTCATTTTATTTTAGACCATATAGATGGAAATGCAGCAGATTCAAGTAGAGGAAATGTAAGATTAATTTGTCCTAATTGCGATAGTCAATTGGATACATATAAATCGAGAAATAAAATTTCTGCAAGAAATGCTCGAAGAGAATGGCAAAAGAAATAATATTAGGGGCAGCGTTATGACGTTGCCCTTATTTTTCCTCAAAAATTTGACTTTTTTTATAAAATATAGTATAATATTTATAGAAAAACAAATGGAAAGGACGAGTTTAAATGGCTCAATTAAATGAAAAGACAGATATAACAAAGCGCAATGTTCATATAATGATTACAAATCGTTGTTATAGGAACTGCCTGTTTTGTTGCAATAAGCAGTATGATGTAAATGAAATCCCTATCGTTACAAATGAAGAGCTTGAAGAAGCTGAGAACATTTTCTTGACGGGCGGCGAACCATTTGCATTTGCAGACCCCTGTAGGACAGCTTGCTTTTTAAAGGGTACTTATCCTAATATCAAAAAGGTGTATGTTTATACTAATGCTTATGAGTTATATGAGTATCTTTATAAAAGAGAAAAGAATCTCTGGGGCGTTGATGGACTTACAATTTCGATTAAGGATGAACGAGACTTGGAAGTCTTTAAAGATATAGTTTATCACAGACAAGTTTTCGCAAGGCGAAACGACATAAGAGTTTATGTTTTCGGCGATATGAAAGTTGACGAATACTTCAAAACTTTCAAAAGAGAGTGGCAGGAGGAGTTCGTGGCGGCACCTGATTCTATCTTTCGTAGGGTAGCAACCTTTTACGAAGACAGGTGCAATTAAAAATTTGACAAAAATTATATTTTATAGTATAATATTTAAGTAAGATAAAAACAGCAAACTAAAATAATTATCTTGAAGGAGAGATGTGTAATGAGTAATTTCGTAAATGCAATGAGAGTTCAGTCAAATCAGACTCGTACAGAAAATGGCGGTATCGCTTATTCAACAACTAAGGGCGGCGCGCTTCTTGACCTCTATGCAAAGATAGGTGGTATGAGAAACCGTGATGCTTCAGCTATAATCAGCGATTGGAGAGCGGCACGTACTGAGAATCCAACTCTTGCTGATAACCTTGTCCTTTACGCTCGTAACATCAGAGACTGCGGTCTTGGTGAGAGACGTATCGGTCGTATACTTCTTAAGGAGCTTGGTCGCATAGAGCCTCAGAAGATTATTCGTAATCTTCAGACTATTGTTGACACAGGTAGATGGGATGATCTCTTCATCTTCACCGACGGTAACAACCCAGTTATTGAAGAGTGGGTTTGGAAGTTTATTTCTAAGCAGCTTAGCAGTGACGCTACTGGTATGAGTAAGAATGCACCTATCTCTATTCTCGCTAAGTGGATGCCTTCTGTGAATACATCTTCTCAGGAGACTCGTAAGCTTGCTCGTAGAGCTTGCCGTGCACTTAATCTTACTGAGCGCACATATCGTAAGACTCTTTCTGCTCTCCGTAAGTATCTCGACGTTGTTGAGAGAAAGATGTCTGCAGGTGAGTGGGATAAAATTGACTTCGAGTCAGTTCCTTCTGTCGCTATGAGCCGCTACATTACGACATACAACAAGAGATGTCAGGAAAGATTTGCCGCTTACAAGGCAGCACTTGAAAAGGGCGAAGCTAAGGTTAATGCGGCAACACTTTACCCTTATGATATTACTGAGAAGTATCTCTATCGTGGTGGTCTCGATGCCGTTGATGAGGCACAGTGGAAGGCTCTCCCTAATTACGTAAATGGTGAGTATGATGTTGTTGTAATGGCAGATATTTCTGGCTCAATGTCAGGTCAGCCTATGGCAACTTCTGTTGGTCTTGCGACTTACTTCGCTCAGCGCAATAAGGGTGCATACCACAATCTTTACCTTACATTCTCTGAAAGCCCTAAGTTCATAGAGCTTAATGATGGCTGGTCACTCGAACAGTGTCTTAAGCTCGTTAAGAATGCAGGTATGGGTTACAATACAAACCTCGACAAGGCTCTTAAGCTTATCTATGACACAGCCGTAAAGACTCATGAAGTGCCAAAGGCTCTTGTAATCATTTCAGACGGTCAGTTTGACTGGGATTACAGACCTGACGCTGCACAGTCTATCATCGGCAAGTGGAACGCAAAGCTTGTAGCAGCTGGTCTCCCTGAGACAAAGGTTGTAAGCTGGAATGTAAATGCCCGTCAGGACAACTACATAGGCACAGTTTACGATAACCTTAGCTTCTGTAGCGGTGCGGGTGTCGGTCCTTTTAATGACCTTAGAGAACTCATTGAGTGTAATGCTTATGAGGCTATGGTTAAGATACTTTCTAAGGATGTATATTCTTGGAAGTAATGAAATTGTTATATAAGTGGGAGTAAAATCCCGCTTATATAAAATATCGACTCATTCAGCAATTAAATTAAATGATTTGAAAAGGATATTTTTAACAGAGTTCTTTATGAACACCATAGAATTAATTTTTAATTAAACGCTTAGCGCTAGCGCCCTTGTCATCTGGGTGAATGATGATAAAGTCCGAAATGGCAACGAGTCGAGTATATTGTTAATATTTGTGGCCGCGGCGCCACAATTTTGAAAAGTCAAGGCTATAAAAACCTTGACTTTTTTTATTATATATGATATAATATTATTGAAATAAATGAAAAGGAGAAAAGAAATGATAGTTAAACCTTATTCATATGATAAAGCGGCGAGACGTTCAGCATTATATGAGGAAGCTTCAGAGAGACATATCTGGTTAGCAAATCAATTGCTTAAAGAATCTATAAAGAGAAGTTCTTTTTCGGGATTACGTCATGCAGATATTGAACTTACTCTTTATAGTAATGGTTTTTTCTTTGATAATATAGACCAGATATGGGTAACAGCAACTGATTTAGAACAATTCTATCAGAAAGAAGGCTATAACACAATTCTTATTCCTCTTAAAAATGGGATAAGAGAGATTGAGGGATACAGACTGGAGGTTAACTGGTAATGAGAACATTAATGGTATGGTTTTTTGCAAAGCCTGAAAATATTTATAGTCCTATAAGCCCTATAAATCTCTATGAATTATCTGAAGGAGAGGACTTTGGAAATTATATCGACAAGTGGGTATCAGACTATTCTCTTGATATAAATGCAATTGCATACAAACAGCATAAGGTAGTTATTACATCTTACCAGACTGTCCTTGAAGATAGTTTGACTTGGATTCCCGATGATGCAGAATGGGATGAGTATGGAATAAAGGAGGAAGAGTAATGATAATTGCTCATGGAGATGTTTTAAATACAGATTGTCAAATCATTGCCCATCAGGTTAATTGTCAGGGTGTAATGGGTGGCGGCTTAGCGAAACAGATAAAAGACTACTATCCCGATGCTTATAAGTGGTATAAAGAATATATCGAAGATTATAAGATATGTAATGATGAGGTGCCGCTCGGCACAATTTTAGAGACGCGGCACAGTGGAAGAAGAATTTGGCACGTTTTTGGACAGGAGTTCTATGGAACCGATAAATGTTATACAGATTATGAAGCTGTCGATGCAGCTTTCAGAACAAGGATAGGCGATTATCGTTGCGAACATCATATTCAAGAAGCTCAAATTCCAATTGCAATTCCGCTTTATTTCGGTTGCGGTCTCGCTGGCGGCAACTGGTCAGTAATGAAAAGTTATTTGGAGCAGATAGAACAGGACGAAAATGTTTTGTTTATTGCCTACAAATACAGCTAAAAATTGACATTTTAAATAAATTATAGTATAATATTTATATAATAAAGGAAAGGAGTGAAAAAATGGAAGAAAGATTTGCAGTAATGCCAGCGGGTAAGCATCTTATGGAGGCTGTTGAATACTTAAAAAACAAAGGCTACAAGGTTATTTATATGGCACTTTATGGTGCTCAGAACTACAACCTCCAAAGAGAGAAGAGCGACTACGATTACAAGGCTGTTGTTGTACCATTACTCAAGGATATTGTATTTAATGTCAAGCCTGTTTCTCTTGTCGAAGATTTACCTTTTGATGGTCAGGTCGATATTAAGGATATTCGCTTAATGGTTGACCAGTGGAAAAAGGGCGCATCTAATTTCCTTGAACTTCTCTATAGTGATTGGTACTGGGTAAGTCCAGACTATTCTCCAATGTTCTGGTTCAGAATGAACAGGGATAACATCGCTCACGCAAATGAAGAGTCTGCATTAAAGGCTATGGTTGGTATGATTAAGGAAAAGTTTAATGCTCTTGACCACCTCTATCCAGTTCAGATCGAGGAAGTTGAGAAGTATGGCTATGCTTCAAAACAACTCTCTCACGAAATGAGATTGCTTGCTATGCTTTCGAGATTTAAGCAGCAAGACTATGCATACATTCTTAACCCATTTAAGGGTTCAGATTTGAATATGCAGAAATACTGGGGCGAGATTCTCGGTGTTAAGGATAGACAAATCAACTATTCTGCGGCTCAGGCTAAGAACCTTGGTAAGCGTATTGTTGAAGAGGCAGATGCTTGGTTTGCTAAGTATAAAGAAGAAGGTTTAAACTTTGACCAATCTGTTCTTAATAGTATGGACGAGCAGAAGTTTCTCATCATTAAACGTGCATTAAGTGATGAAATCTGGAGGGATGAGAATGGTCAGTAAGAATTCTATTATGCCATAGACCTATAAACTCATAGGCTGGGGCACAAATTCAGAAGGCGAGAAAATTCAAATTGACTTCGGGGAAGTTTCAGACCTAAGAGTTGAGACTTCCTACGATTCGGTTTGCTCCTGCAGCGGTATGTTTGAAATGCCGTGGTAGACCAGCAAAAGTATATCAGTATCATTTAGCACATCAGCTTTTAATCTTGAAGTATTAACAGGAAAGAAGGAGGAAGAAATGGCTAAAGGCAATTTTATTGCAGCTATCTTCCCTAATAGAGACGGTAATTATAGCGCCGATGCAAAGGTTTATTACTATGAAATCGCTACACTTAACGGCTTAGCTGTTGGTGATAAGATTAAGGTATTAACCAATGCTCGTGTAGCTCAGCATTTATCAGATGTTGATTCCGTATCTATGGGAGCAGTTAAGAAAGACCCTTATGGCGATAGCTGGATTCAGGTCTTAGAGATATTCCGAGACGTTAATTACAAGTGTATGCCTGTTGAACTTGAGGCTCTTAGTGCACTTGGCGCATGGTCTAAAATTATAGATTATGACATTAAAAAGTGTGAGCCAATATATGTTAAATATGACCCCGCTTCAGTCTATGTGAAGAAAGAGGACGTAATGTCAATAGGCGATGTAAATACAGAACCTAAAATAGTGTTTAAAAATGGCACAAGTATAGAAGTTATTAAGGAGGAAAAATCAATGAATATGAAAAAGTTAATGGGCGACTTTATGTTTGGTAAGGTAGATACAAATACTATCAAGTATTCTTTCAATGGTATCGCTTTCAAAGCAGAAGACGGCGTAACATACAACGTATACAATGAGGACGGTTCGCTTACTAATGTATCTGACATGGTAATGGACATTCCTATTTTCGCAATGCCTGTTTCTAAGGCACAGCTTGCAGTTGGTGATGTAATCCTTCACCCTGCTGACAGAACTCCTCTTGTCGTAAAGGAGAATGCAGAGACAGCTATAATTGCTGTTGAGCCTAAGACTAACGAAATCAAGACTTTCGCACCTAAGAAGTCTATCTTCGGTTTCGATTTCTACACTAAGATTATGACACCTATGGATATGTTCGGCGGCACAAATGCAAATGCTGAGAATCCATTCGGTAACATACTTCCTTTCCTTATGTTCAGCGACGGTAATACAGATATGAGCTCTATGCTTATGTTCTCTATGATGAACGGCGCTAATGGCGGCACAATGGATATGAATGCAATGCTTCCTTTCCTTATGCTCAGCGATAAGTCTGGCGGCGACAATAAGGATTTTTTGATGGCAATGCTTATGGCAAAAGGTCTCGGCGTCCAGAAGGACTCAGGCTCAAAGCCCAACGAAAACTGAAGCGGCAACTGAAACGTAATATTTAACTATAAAAGCGGAGAGTCAATAAAAAATTTGACTTTCCGCTTATTTTATGTTATAATATATATAGAAAATCAGTTAAAGGAGAAAAATAAATGGAGTTTACAATAATGAAATTAAAAGATATTCCTTTTACCATTCTTGACAAATACAAGAAGGAGTTTATACTTCCTATTGATACAGAAGTAAACTCCGCAATTTACATTAAGCCTACGGCGGCAGATACAAATACACAGATACACGATATGACTAAGCTCATTGGTATGACCAGAATAGCTCTTGTTATTCTTGATGTAGACCATCTCTTTATCAAAGAAGCTGAGGACTGGAGCGTATATGGTTACTACGAGCCGCCGAAGAATATCATTCTCTGTAAGGAAGGGCGGCGCATCGCAAAAACTTTCAGAGATTATCTTACAGAAGTTAATATGTTCAGAGAGATAATCCATACGCCAGAGACTCTGGTCTTTGGAATGTGTCATTCTGGTCTGGTGTACTAAGGAGGATATAATGGACGAGAGTAGGGGAATATTGATATATCTTGATAACAGAACTGTCGCTGATAAAAATACTTTTTACGGCGGCATCATAGACACATCCATATATAATTGCGAGTGGTATTGGCCCTGCAATACATTGGATGACATAAGAGAACAGAAAGATAACTTGCTTCAAGTGTATGACCATTTTGTTATTCATTTTGATGACTTTTATCCAGATTTTCTCAATGAGATGGTAGCTAATAAACATAACACTAAAGATTTTCAAGTAAGAATCCACGGCGTACCTAAAGAAACTTTCTTCGCATTTAAGAAATTTGTTGATGAAAATTGGGAAAGTCAAGAAGGGTGGAGACCTTGGGGCTTTCCAAAAGAATGGCTGGAGGAAGAATAATGGGAAAAGAAAGATATTATGACGGCACACGTTATTATAGATGTCGAAGTTGTGGACTTGTCTTTACTGAAAAATTTACCATTGACAAGATGAGTTTCGAGCCACAAATCAGAGATATGGAACCGCCAAATGTCGGTAAACATAAGAGGTGTATGGGCCCTCCATGGCACTCTCACGGTGACGGTATCTTTTATGGTATCGGCGACCTTATCGGCATCGGTGTAAAAGACTTTGAGGAGGACACAAATGGAGAATAAGCAATTCATTAAAGGAAAAACCAAACAGCCAAGACTATGTCCTCTTGAAAAGGGTATGCTTTTTACTGTATGCCAAGACGCTATCGACGAGTTAGGCTTCCATTTAATTTATTTGGGAGCAATCAAACCCGTTTATATTACAGAACAGAAGTACAGACGCTTCAAACATATACCATTCTTCAAGGTAAAACGTAAAGCCGTTTGCTTTGAAGTCACCAATCCAGAGAAGATAGGAGAATTAAATGGGTAAGTCTGATTTTAAGAAGATGAACTGCTATGATGAGATAATAGATGAGCGTGCCGCCCTTAACAAATTTTATGACACGGCGGTACAAGACCAGCCTTCAAATGGTAAGAAGAAAGTTAAAGTAAAACCTAAAAAGGCTAATCATAAACATGATTATCAGAAGGTTTTAATTAGATATAAAGATTGGGATTTTCTTGCTATTGGTCGTCAATGTAAAATTTGCGGTAAATTGCAAGAAGATTGGTTTTTCTTAAGACATCCTGATGGAGAAAGACTGACTAATTATGAAGAAGCAATAAAATTGCCGGAGTATAAAGATTTACCATTAGTTAATGGTGGAAAATTTATATAAGGAGAGATTTTAATGAAATATTTTGTGTATACAAGTGGTAACGGTACCAATCTTTACATCAAGAGTATGAATGAAATAGCTGTTTTTTATATGAATGCAGATGATGATGTTGCTCTTGATTTTAGAGGTCAGCTTTATAGTTTTCTTTGGGAATATATAGTTTTTGTGGCTGAATATGGTGATGAATACAGCACAAATGATGAGTTCTTTCCTTATGATGCCGATTTTATGCAGGAAATTGCTGAATGGCTTGGTTTTGAATATGAGGAAATAGACTGTGAAGCACTTGAGTATGATATAGAAGAAGGATGGGAAAGACAAACTAGAGTTTTTGAACATCCATTTACTCATAAACTTTATGCTCTTGATGGAATGTGGGATTATTCTGGCTTTTGCAATTGGTATATTAGAGATATGTACGAAGTTGAGCAGAAAGAAGTGAAGGTTATACAGTATGCTCCTGTTAAAAAAAAGCACCAAAGTTATGATGAATAAAAATTTGACATTTTTTATATATTATGATATAATATATATAGAAAATGAGGAAAGAGGTAAAAAGAAATGAAAAAGTATGTAGACATCGAGCGTTTCAAGGAGAAGTATGATACCGTCTTTTCAATCGGTGAGCAGGTAACGATTACCGAGAAGGTCGACGGTTCAAATGCATCATTCACATATGACCCCACAACAAATACAGTTCTTGCGTTCTCTCGTAAGAACCAGCTCAATGAGGCTAATAATCTTAACGGTTTTTGGAACTGGGCACAGCAACTTACAGTATCATATGTAGATATGCTTACTCAGGGCGGCAGATACATTATCTTTGGTGAGTGGCTCACTAAGCATACTATTCAGTACCCTGACCATAAGTACAAGAACTTCTATATGTTCGACGTATGGGACACAGAGACAGAGCAGTATCTCCCTCACGAGGATACTTGGGCAATTTTCAAGGGACTTGAGAAGTGTGCTGAGCTTACACAGCAGGTTATCTACTTCGTTCCTGTAATCTATGAGGGCGAGTTCAAGGGCTGGGACCACCTTTACCAGTTCGTAGGTCAGACATCTATGGGTGCGACACCTATCGGCGAGGGTATTGTTATCAAGTCTCAGGACAGGCTTGATAATAAGTCAAGCAGAACTCCCGCATACCTCAAGATTGTTTCTGAGAAGTTCTCGGAGGTTCATCACGATCATATGAAGCCAGTAGACCCCGAGGAGCTCAAGAAGAGAGAGGCTGAGAGACAGTATGTTGCGACTGTTGCAACAAAGCGTAGAGCGGAGAAGTGCCTCCAGAAGCTCGTTGATGAGGGACAACTCAGGCCTGACTGGGACGAGCATGATATGGGAACAATCGCAAAGATTCTTCCTAAGATGATGTATGAGGACTGTCGCAAGGAGGAGCCAGAGGTTGTCACGGCTTGTGAGAACTTTGGTAAGATTTGCGGCGGACTTACAATGGGATACGCAAGAGAGTTTCTTTCTGAGAGATAAGATATAGGAGAGTAATATAATGAAATATAGTTATGTTTTTTATGCGCCATCTGCCGCCGGCATCGGAGGTCCTTCAATCTACAAAGAAATAGTTTCTTATATAGCAAATACTCCAGAAGAAAAAGCCGAAAAGCTCCGGTTAAGTAAAATTGCTTTTGCCAGAAAGACGGGAGTAAATCTTGATATGATTAAGGTAACAGAAAGGAGCACGGAATGACTGTAGGAGATTTTTGTAAAGTAGCAGAAACCTATATGCCGATTAAAATCATTTCTGCTTGGAAGAATAAGAACCTTTATAATGGATATAATGTCAATCTGAAAAAAGAGACACATCTATTTGATAAAGAAATTCTAATGATAAAGTCTCTTAATTGTGAAGTTATTCTATACGTAGGGGAGGAGTAAACAATGAAAACTAATGAAATAAAACTTATGATTGAGACTCGTCCTACTGAAGCTGTCGCATATGTTTTAAAGCTACAGAAAGAGATAGATGCTTTAAAGGAGCAGCGAAATCAAGCTCTTGTGATTATTGCTAAATTCCTTGACTCAATTCAAGAGTTTCTCCCAGATAATTGTGATGGTTAAGTTTAAGAAGTCAAAGCCATAAAAGCTTTGACTTTTTTTATTATATATGATATAATATATATAGAATTAATAAAGGAGGAATAATATGTATGAGAGTGAAGAGAAATATATTGAAAAAGTGAAAGAAATACAGGACATGCAAGATACTGAAAAGTATAGATTATATATGCAATGGTGCAATGAATGTCCAAAGGCTTATGACTTTACCTGCTCAGGAGCGGATGTTAAAAAATGTGAACAAGAAAAACAAAAGTTACTGACCAAATAAAGGGAGGATTTGATTATGCAGGACAAAAAAGTTATTCAGACTTATAAGCTAGATTTTGGAGGAAATGAGTAAAAATGACACTTGATGAAGCTATAAAGATGTGCAATAGAATATCTCATGAAGCGCTCTATGGTATAGAGGATTCTATGGCATTGCATGATAATGATAGTATAGAGAAATTCAGAGTCATAAGAGAAAATCATCTGCAACTTGCTGAGTGGTTGAGGGAGCTGAAAGAGCTGAAAGAACGTAGAGAAGCAGACGTACAGCCTGTTGATATAAAGGAGATTCTTAGACATTTGGATTCTTTGATGTTATGTATTGGCAATGCCTATAATACGTCGCACTATTTACTCGAAGGTGATATGGAATTCATTGAAAAACAAGAAAAAATTATCAAAGAACTATGTGGAGCAGATATGAGAGGTGGCGCAAATGGTACATGAACTGAAGATACTCCCAGAATATTTTGAGGCTGTCGCCTCGGGCAAGAAGAAATTCGAGGTGCGTTATGACGACCGCGACTATCAGACTGGCGATGAGCTTATTCTCCACGAAATCAACCGTGGCTACGAGGGGAGCTATACAGGGCGGTGCATTAGGGTCAGTGTTACATATGTCTACCGCGGCGACTACTGCAAGCGCGGCTATTGCATAATGAGCATTGAGCATTGAGGCTCACGCTATGCACGTTGAAGCGGAGCAGATATGAGAGGTGAGGAAAATGGCTGAGTATATCGAAAAAGAAGTATTAAAAAAGACTATACAAGCAAAATGTGATGAATTAATGCAAAAAGAAATATTTCAAGGATTATATGAGAAAGTATACTGCGATACCATAGATGACTGTTTTAGCGCTTTTACAGAAATTATTGATAATGTACCCTATTTTGTTGAGGGTGAACTTGAAACAACATTAGAGATAAACTAAATGCGTAATTTAACAGATGAAGAAACAGAAATATACAACAATATGATTGAAGCCTTATCGTGCCGCCGTGGCTGAAAATATTGAAGTCTAACCATTAAAAATCTACTTACCGAAAATTTCATAGGGCCGGCGGCACAACAAGGAGGAGAAAAATGAATTATTAGTATGAAGAAATAGATGAACATATTCAATGGCTTATCAACTTTATGAAAGAGGAATATCCTAACAACTATGAGCTTGTAATTGACAATAACAGCGGCACAATCCGTAGTACATTGCAGGCGCAGATGTTTCTAAGAAATGATTTGCGTAGTCCAGAAGGATTCCATAAAGCTATCGAAAAGCCAATGGGACACTTTATGGAGACAATGATGGGAGTTGCAAAAGAACATCAAAAGAATAAGCTTTGTGAGTGTTGGGAGTCTTGTGATCACTATGCTATATGTAATGGCACTAAAGAAAAAGAGCTATGCCATTGCGGCGGCGACGAAAGAAAATGCGATTTTTATCCTAAGAAAAGAAAGAAAGCGGGAGAGGTAGATAATGATTAAACCAGCAATTCTCTATAAAGATCAACTTACCCAGAAAATGGCGGAGACTTGGTATGACTCTGATTATATGTATTACTATGATACAACGCCAGGCATACCCGATATTGCAGATAAACCGGATAATCAATATCAGTTCGTTTCAGTTAATGAGCAGGGAGAGGTTGTGGGCTTTTTCTCTTATTGGGTTTATGAGCCTTCAAAGCGTGCAATGAACTTTGGTCTTATTGCTTTTAAAAAGCATAACAGAACCTTTATAAAAGATGCCATCCAGATGTTTAAAGATATGTTTGAGAAATTTGGCATTAAGAGCGCTGAATGGCGTTGTTATGCTGACAATACTGAGGCTCTCAAACTTTATCGTAATGTTATTAAGAAGTATGGCGGAGTTGAGGTTGGCAGACTTCGCAGAAACGGCGCACCTCAGAACAGAAAGATATGTGATACAATTATCTTTGAGGTCCTTCGTCAAGATTTATTCTGGGAAAACGGCAAAATCGTCACAAGAAAGGAATGGAATACTCATTTCAATGAATGGTGCGAGGGAAAGAGAAATATTGATGGAACGTTAAAAGAACCACCTGAATTACCTGAATTTAAAATAAATCAAGTCGAGCCTGGGTGGAATCCCTTTAAATAAGGAGGACGTATAATGGAATTTAATTACGAGGATATTTTAGATAGATATACTACTTATTCTAACTGGGTGGACGGAGAGAATACAGCGGTAACAAAAGAAGAGGAAGCTTATCTTGAGCAGGAAATTACCAATAAATTCCGCAAAGGAGAAACGCTGTCTTCAGAAGAAATACACTATATTTTCAACTATGAAGTTTTCCCTTGGGAGACGGGAGAAATTCTTGAGAAGGGGCGGCATGGCTGGGTTCTCTACGAGTACATCTTTGATGTTGGTAATGATGAGCATTATATGATGACTTTCTGGTATCACGATGATTGTGGTATAGGAGACTATGAAGTTCAAAAGCCCATACGCTGCTATCTTAAGGAAGTTAAAGTGATGAAATGGGTATGTGAGGAAGATAATGAAGATAGGGATTGATTTAGATAATGTCGTTGTTGCAACCACAGATGCAGTAATTGAATATTTAAATGAACGAGTTCCAGAACTCAATATTAAGATAGAAGATATAAAAATATACTGGTTGGAAAAGAATTTGCCACCTGGTTATGAATTATTGGTTAAGGAAGCTTTCGAGTCGCGGCATATGTGGAAGAAAGTTAAACTCGTAAAAGATGCGAAGAAATATATAAAAAAGCTCTATAAAGATGGACATGAAATTTATTTTGTGACAAGTTCTTTACCTTCCAATCTTGATAAAAAGATTAAGCATTTAGCAAGAAACTTGAATTTTCTTCCTAAAGAATATGTTTGGAAACATACTATTAACATTCATAAGAAACAGCTTTTAAATCTCGATGTGCTCATAGATGATTGCTACGATAACTTAGTGGGAGATAAGAATTATTATAGTATTTGTTTTTCTTATCCTTGGAACGAGAATGTCGATATAAGTTTTTATAAGTATAGTAAACCAGACTGGAGAGTATGGGACTGGGCGGCGGCATATAATATAATTAGTAAATTGGAGGAAGATATAAAGTGGGAAGGCTCGAAGAATTAAAAAAGAAAAAGCACGAATTAAACGAGGAAAGTATTAGAATAAATAATGAAATTTATCTTCTCGAACGAGAAAATGAGGAATTATTACAAGAAAAATTAAAGGTTCTTGTAGGTCGTGCTTTCAAAACTACAAGTGGAAACGTATATTATGTATATACTGTGCCGCCGCGAGAGGTCGATGTAATGGGGCATTCTCGTTTTAATCCCTATCAAATTCCTGTTTTAAGTGTTTCTATGGAAAAGGACTATGATACGCATATTAAATATCCTGAAATATCAACTGAAACTCTTTATTCTCGTTGTTGCGATGCAGATGATCCCTTAGAAGCTTTTAGAGAAGAATATATGGAAATTGACATTTACGATTTTATAGATGAAGCGAGAACCGCAATAATAAACTTTATAGATGAGCACCACTAATTATGGTGCTCTTTTTTATTATAAAAACTTGATATTTTTTATATTTTATGATATAATATATATAGAAAAATGAAGAAAGGAAGATGAAAATGGTAAAATATGCTTATACAAAATTTTCTTTTCCTATACGTATGATAGATAGTTATGGAAAGGATATAGAAGTTGTTAGCGGTTGGAGGGCGGCAGAAGACCTTGCGCTTTATAAATCCGATAATGGTAAGAAATGGATACTTACTGATTTACTTACAGGCACAAGAATGGTTGCTCGCGGCACAAGAGATGTATGTATGGACTGGTATTATGAACATGAAAAGGAAATTGCTAAGGTTAGAGAGCAACCTTGGTATACACAGAGAGTTATGGAGTTTAAGAAGCTCCTTGAAAAGGAAAAGGAGGATAACTAATGGGTAAGATTAAAAATGTACGAATTAAAAGCACTTCTATAACAATGGCAGACCACGGTTGTTTAACTTTTTGGTTAAATGTTGAAGGAAATTGCTGGGGATGCGGAATAGGTGGCTATATGAACGGAGTCGGACATCTTGGTGCCACAGAGTGGAAAGGTAATGGCACTGCCATTGTAGCAATGATGAAGATCATGGATACGGTTGGCGTTGAGAGATGGGAAGATTTGGAAGGCCAATATATAAGAGTTGAATCAGAAGGCTGGGGCGGCACGATACATAAAATAGGAAATCTTATAGAAGATAAATGGTTCGATTTAAAAGAATTTTTTAGCACAGACAAAGGAGAATTTGTTTATGAGTACAAGGAGTCCCTTAAAAAGGAAAGGAAGGAAATGGAGTGAGCGGCTTACACATAGATGGAATAGGCTGGAACGCTCTTGGTGTTTGGTGCGGTGAATGTGGTGCCGCCACTTGCGAAGGGTGCAAATATGAGTACAGACCATTCCAAGGTTTCAGTGAAAAAGTAATCGCAGAGTTTAAGAGAGTACAGAAGGAGGACGAAGAGTTTATGGAAAGAGAACTTAAAAAGCCCTATGAGAATATGCCCATTGAAAATCCTATCCCCATAAATGCACCTTGCGGCGAATGTAATACGGATACTTGTGAGGGGTGTCCTTATAGAGAGGAGCTTATAAATGGAGATAATTAAGCAGGGTAAAATACCTCTAATGAGAGTCGATTATGAGATTGAACAGCAGCGTGAGCATAAGTGCAAAGTCTGCGGTTGTATATTTGGTTTTTATGATGACGAGTGTAACATAGTAATGACACGCGAAATAATTCCTTTTTTCAGTAGAGGCTTCGTCCGCTATGAGAAACGTACTCTTAACAAAGAATATCACATCTGTTGTCCAAATTGTCAAGTAGAAGACATATGTGATATTAAACATCCTCGTATTTCCTTTTATAAAGAAAAGGAAGGCACTGACGATGAATGGGAAGAGGTAGGACTCTTAACTGGACACCACATTTATATGGACTATCTGCGCGAAAGAAAGAGATGGAAAAATTAAGAAAGGAAGAAAAAGATGATGATGTGGGGTGTTTATTATACTGATAAATACAGCGCTATGAAGCTCTATTGCTATTGTAATACTCTTGAGGGCGCGCAGGAGCATTATGCAAAGCTGATTCGTCTCAGTAATGTCATTAGCGTAGAAATAAAGGAAGAAATTTGGGAAGGGTTTTAAGGTGAGATAAATGGACTTTATTTATATAACAACAAAGGATAATAAAGATAGCGACGCTTTTTATTATCCATGGACACATCCAAGTGTTCATCGCAGCAAAGAAGGCGCAGTAAATGAAATTATCAAAGACCTTTGCTCAAGCTATAATACAGATACTGACCGTCATAGAGAAGCCCGATATCCAAAAGATGTTTTTCTAAAGAAACTTGAAGAAATTGAACTACATAAAAATGACACAATGGGTTATGAAATTTACTCACCTTATGGTCATTATCATATAATATATACTAAAGTGGAGGATTAAAATATGAGTTTGATTAGTAGAGAAGCCCTTATCGAGGAGATAGCAAGTAATTATTCTGATTTCATATCAGATATGACATCTGGTTCTTGGAGTACACCAGATGAATATCAAGAAGGTGTTCGTGATGAGTATCAGGATATTATTGATATAATTAATAGAATGCCCGAAGAGAAGCCTTGGTCTAATAAAGAAGATATGTAGGAATTTATCAGCAAATTTTTAAAATGGTATGAGGAGAATAACAATGCATAATTGTCCTTTGTGCGGTAATGAAGTTACCATTAATAAGATAGAAGTTTATAATGGAAAAGACGGTTTTTCGGAAGACTGGCGAATTAAATGTTTAACAAATGGGGGTATTGTTAGATTAGATTTGCCAGCAGATAATTTTTATGGTAGAGACTTCTATAATAGAAATGAGGCAATCGAATACTGGAATAAATGGTGCGAGCAATATTGATATCATTGGGGCGGCAATTTTGTGCCGCCCTTTTAAATTTTTGACATTTTTTATATTTTATGTTATAATATATATAGAAAAAGTTAAGAAGGGAAGTAAAATTATGAGTAAAAAGCGATATGAATTTGTTCCTGTATACAAGTGCCGTAAGTGTAAGGATATAGTTGGCACTATGGGAGAAACCTATTATGCTGACAAAGTAAAGGACGGCTATTCTATAAGTGAAGAGGATGTCTTAGAGCGACTCGAATCTTACAGCGGTAAGACAAAAATCCATAAAGGCTGCATGGGTGTATGTGAAGTAATCAGATTTGACAGAAAGGATTAAAAACCTTTACATTTTATAAATTATAATATAATTATTATAGAAAATAAGGAAAGGAAAGAAAAAATGGATAAGAACTTAATTTCTTTAGAGGGCGGCAGAATTATATTAAATGTAAATGCAATTGCAATGATTTTTCCTGATGAAGATATGCCTGATGACGTGACTTGTATTAATACTGTCGATGGCAGAAAAACCTTTTATATAAGGGAAAATTTTGAAAGTGTAAAAAAGAAACTCAGCGACTGGATGGCTGAAGAAGTTTAAAGGAGGAGTAAAATGTTAGATTTTTGAGTTAATTATCTCACATATTATATGAGGTGATGAAAATGAAAAAATGGGAACATTTTTCAGATGAGGAACTGTATAACATCTTAAAAACATCAAAAACTTATCGAGAGGCATTGCTTGCTTTAGGGTATAGTGCGACTTCTCGGACAGATATTATTAAAGAAATTGAGCAGAAAATAAATTATACTATGACTCGCACAAATCTTAAAGTATCTAATGAGGATGTTATTGGTCAAAGAT